AGCATCCTGAGCTTCAAAAGCTCGTTTGCACGAAGTCCGAGGTTGATCCCAAGGATGAAACCGAGGAGATATTTGTGGTCTTTGTTCTCATATAGCCATAAGGCCACGCGCTCCAGCTCCTCCATCTTTTTGATGGGATACACCGTCTGCGTACCACCCTTACGGTAGTTGGCATGATACCCGTTGCTCTTCATCTTCCGCAGAGCATCCAACGCATCCGCCGTATCGACGCCGGGGAAGAGCACCACGTTGCGGGGAAGCTCGGCGCTCATGTTTGCCGTGGTGGTTTTCTGTTCATCGGCATCATAGCGCATCGGTACTTCGTATCGCAGAGCAGAGCCATCCTCCCTTACGGAAGAGCTGTTTACATACGAAGCAAAGAGATCCATCTGGTTATCCATGCTGACTTCTCCTTTACGGAATGTCCGGTACAACCTGCGGCAGTAGTATCTTGTTGTCGTCTTACAGTTGTAATTTTTTGGCGTGCTTATGCAAAAGCAAAAACTCGCTTGTTTCATTGGCTATATTATACAATATTGCATCCTCCATGTCAATACGTTTTATAAATTTTTATCGCACTTTTCGGAAGAAATTTCAAACTCCCTTTGGAGGTTTCCTGTAGATGCCGGTTCCATCTCTTGCGATAGCGTTGCGACTGCGGATGCCATCAGGTCAAGAAGAGTTGAGACTGCCTGAAACAATGCTTTGCGGTTATATGGCGGAGGTAGTGAAATGTCTGTTTGCGAAGCTCCTGTGGCGAGAAGCGTCATTTGATCTGCTTGTCTACGGAAAGCGGCAATAACAGTCGGCGGCAGTTGGAAAGAAAATCCGAAGTTGGTGCAATTTTGGAAAAGTCGCAATAATAAATGTGTGTCGTTACCGGTTTTCGTGTATGGCACGGTCTGGGAGAAGTGGCGGAATAGAGGATTTGAAATATTTGAAAATGGTGCGTGGTGTGAGGTACTGTGTGCCTCCGGAACACCTGCCGAGTCGCCGAAAATGTCAAGGCTCCCCCTACTCCAGACAAGTGCCGCGCCTGGGCTGGTGCTGCTCGCCGTCGATCTGCTCCGCGCCGAAAAACCGCTTGATTCTGGGCTTTTTCGCTGGCGGTTCTGCATACTCGCAAAAAGCAGAATTGCGGAGCGGCTGCGGATGGGCTGCGCCTGGTCGATTTGAACGGCTCCGGCCTGCGGTGCTCCGCTTCCCTGGTCGATCTGCTCCGCCGGCGCTGCTCTTCCACTCCTGGGTTGCGGCTCCGCCGCGAGCGTGCCGCGCGTTCGATCTCTTCGCCATATTGCCGCCGCGCGTGCTCCGTCTCCGTTCCTCTCTCCCTTCCTTTCCTTCCCGCTTTTCGCTCGCTCTTCGTCGCTGCTGCTTCCGTGGTCTTGTGCTGCTCCTGGGCTTTGCTCGCGTTGCTCGCGCTCGCTGTCGCTCGTAGGTGCTCCGCATTGGCTGCGGTCGCTGCGCTTCCTTCGCCTTGCTTCGCCAATTCGATCGGCTCCAGCGCATCTTTTCGGCTTCGTCATTTTGCACAAAATAGCACGCCAAAAATCTACACTATTTTGTGGTTAGCACGCCAATAATTTCTTGCCTTTTATGGGGCAAGGTGCTATAATTATAAGTGTCAAGGGAAAGGGCGCGCGGCGCTCCGGTGCTTCTGCTCCAGCTCCGCTTCTCCTCTTCCCGTAGCACGACAAATATTTATCGAAAAGGAGATCACCACCATGAAAACCACCACCAACACCACCACCCGCAACGCTTCCGTTATGCTCCGCGCGTGGGACATCCGCCGCGCTGCTGCCTCTGAAATCGGCTGCAAGGTTTCCGAAGTCCTCTGGAGCGCCTGCCTGCGTATGGCGTGGGCTGAGGCTGAAGGCGCGAACGCTGAGCGCAACGCGGCGCGCGTCGTTTCCGCTTGGGCTGCCCTGTCTGAGGGCGAGCAGATCGCTTTTATGAAGAAGTGCATCCACAAAGCCGCGAAAGACCGCATCAAGTACAGCACCGAAGACCACTACCTGCAGTTTTCTGAGGTTCCCGCCTTCGGTCTGTACGGCCTGCACGATCTTGACGAGTTCGTTTCTGAAACGTGGCTGCGCCTGTCGGTCAAGCTCGCCGACGCTGACAAGCTGACGAAGCGCAACGAGCGCCGCGCGGCACAGGGCAAGCGCCCGCTGACGCTGGTCAAGCTGGTATACGAAGCTGCCGACGCGAGCATTGCAGCGATCTTCTACCAGGACACGAAGCACAGCGCCGCGAGCGTGCGCGAGCTTGAAACGGAAGACGGCGAGACGGTGAGCGCGGTCGAGTCGATCTGTGCGGCTGCTGACGACACGGAACGCGCCGCGATTCTGAAGGCGGATGTTGCGAGCTTCCGGAACGGCTGCGACGAAATCAACGACCGCATTCTGGAGCTGGTCGGGCGCGGTTATACGGAGCGCGAGATTGCCGCCGACATCGGCACGATCTCCAATGTTGCAGTGCATAAGCGTATTGTCAAGATGCGCGAGCAGTTGACCGCGCTGCACATGTAAGAAAATTTTCCGGAACGGTTAGCAAGCCAAAAATCTAATCTCATGTATAGGCGCGCCGTGGTTACGGCTGCGGCGCGCTACTTCAAAACGAAAAGGAGAACACCACCATGACGATCAACAATGCAAAGCTGCAGCACTGCTTCAAGCTGTCCAGCAAGATTACCGTTTACGTTCCCGCGACTGCGGACGTAGACAAGGCCGCCGACAATACGGAACAGGTCAAGGCGACGGCGGCGCTGCTCTCTCAGCTTTTCGGCGGGGCGACGTCGACGCCTGCGCTTGGCTATTGGCTCAGCCCTGCGGCCGGTCTGGTTGCGGAGAACACCACCGTTGTTTTTGCCTACGCCGCCGACGCTGACCTGCAGGAGCATATCGGCGAGGTCGTGGAGCACTGCGAAAAGCTCAAGGCGGAAATGGGGCAAGAGGCCGTAGCCTTGGAGCTGAACGGCGAAATGTATTTTATCTGACGGGATGCGGCGCGGCGGGCTGCTGGAACGGCTCGCCGTCGCCAATGGAACGACACAAACGGAACGGAAGGAGCGGAACGGATGGAATACACGGCTTTATATTACGTCGTGGTCGTCGCTGGCGCGCTGACGCTCGCAAGCTGGTTTATGCGCCTGGTGGAATGGCTGGAGCACGGCGGACGGCGCACAAGGCGGAACGGCGGACGGAACCGAAACGGAAAACGGAACAAGCGCGGCGGGCTGGATAAGCTCGCCGCTTTTCGTTTCCGGAACGGCGGCGGATTTTGGAGCGACAAAATTTATTTTTCCGCCGGTTAGCAAACGCGGGAAAGTTTCTGTTATATGGATGGGAACCGCGCGACGGACTGCGGCAAGAGCTGCGGAGAACACCGGACGACGCGAGTTAGACGAACGGAGGAACGGAACACATGAAAACGGCACGCGATACTTTCCCACGCACGCGCTACTATCAGAACATCGAAACGGGTGAGCTTCTGACCTATCGCGAGATGGTGGAACAGGCGGCGGAACGGTACGACCTTGGCGACTGGACGAACGCGCTGGAGCTGCTGGAATACTACGAGCTGACCGACATTGAAATTTAAGGAGGACGGAAAAAATGAGTTATGCGGAGCTTGTGAACATGCTACTGGAGGATGGCCTGACGGAAACCGCCGCGATGGAGATCGCGACGGCGGAGCTTGGAACGGAGGGCTGAGAGAATGACACTGTTGGAGCTGTGGAACATCGCGCCGCGCTGTCATATCTTCATCCGCAAGAACGACGGAACGGTGGAACGATACGACGGAACCAGGGCGACGGGCGGGCGGATCATCACGGACGTCTACGCGACAAAATACCCGATGTATGACGCCGTTCTGGAGGTCAAGCTGGAGCCGTAACGGAACACGGGCGGAGCTTTACGGCTCCGCCTTTTCTTTTTTTTCGGAAGGGCAAAAATATTTTTTTCGGAACGGTTAGCAAACGGCGGAATCCGTCTGTTATATAAGTGGAAATCCCAAAAATTTACAGAACACGGAGGATAGAACGATGGCAAGGCTCACAAGGGAACAGGCGCAGAAATGGAACGCGCAGCTTCACGGCGGATTCAGATTTGACGCGCGGCACTTTGTGATGTGGGGCGAGAAGATCGCGCGCCGCAACATCGAACTGGACGGCGGAAGAATCCTGCAGGCGACGCTGGAATATCACGACGTCCGCGACGGCTACCGGCTGACGGGCGAGCAGCAGCCGCACATTCACCTGCAGATCTGGAACCCCGGACACACGGAGGGCATGATGGTGTCGACCGGCATGGGCGCGAGCGTGGAGATCGGAACGAAACAGAACAAGCGGAGCTGGAGCGAGCTGTGCAAGCTGTCGGCGGATTTTGACGACGACAAGATCATGGCGCTCGCGGCGGAGCATATCGCGGCGCTGAAAAAGGCGGAGATCGCATAACGGAACGGAACGACGGAACGGGCGGCGGATGGATTTCCGCCGCCTTTTTTCGTTGTAAATCCCGAAAACTTTTTGCAACGCCTGGTTAGCAAGCGCGGATTTTCTTCTGATATATGGATAGAACAGGCGAAAGCCGGACAACACTGAGGACAAAATCATGGAGATCAACGTCAACATCAATCGCTTTGCGGAGCAGTTCAAAAAGGAATATGCCGCACTGTACGACGCGGCGGGACGCAACGCGGAGATCGCCGGCGCGCGGGAAGCGGTCGCGGAGTTTGACAGGCTCCTGCGCGAAAACGCGAGCTTTCAGAAATTCGTCGGCGAGTTTGCAAAGTTCCGGCTGGATTTCATCAGCTCCGATCGTGAGGCGGCGGCGTTCATGTTCGCGCTGGACGCGCTCGCGGCCTGATGGAACGGAACAACGGAATAGAATGGAACGGCGGGCGCAAGCCCGCCTTTTCTGTTTTGCGTCAAAAAAAATATCATTTTGCCGGTTAGCAAGGCATGAAATCGTTCTGTTATATCATCAGAGAATCCCAAATCAAGATTTTTGGAGGACACAAAAATGAAGTGGTTTGATAATCCGAAAACGCTGGAAGAGCTGAAGAAACAGTACAAGCGCCTTGCAATGAAGCATCACCCGGACATGGGCGGCAGCACCGTGGATATGCAGCAGATCAACGCGGAGTATGAAAAGCTCTTTGCGCGCCTCAAGGACGTCCACCAGAACAAAGACGGAGAATTTTACACCAGCCGCACGGCGACGACGGAAACTGCGGAAGAGTTCATGGACGTGATCGAGCGCCTTATCCACATGGAGGGCGTACAGATCGAGGTCTGCGGCTCCTGGCTGTGGGTGACGGGCGACACGAAGCCGCACAAGGAGGAGCTGAAGGCGCTGTCCTTCCGGTGGAGCAGTAACAAAAGCGCGTGGTATTTCCACCGCGACGGCTACCGCAAGTGCTCCAGCCGCAGTCTTTCGATGGACGACATTCGCGGCTATTACGGCAGCGAGGTCGTCGACACGGATGGCAGGGTCAAGATCGGCGCGTGACGGAACGCACGGAGGCGGGCAAAGATGCCCGCCTCTTTTTTTTGGAAAATTTCATTCGTTTGGTTAGCAGGACAAAAATCCATTCTCAAGTATATACAGAACAAGGCCGCAAGGCCGGAGAGGAGCACGACATGGAGAACACAAAGACCTGGACAATCGCTGACATTGAGGCGCTGGACGAGGACGCCGCGTTTGAGTTGGCGGAGGACACGACGGTCATCAAAGACCACGACGTCTGCTTTGTGGATTTCGGCGGCTATTTTGGATTCAGCGCGCTGGTTTTCTGCAACGGTCATCACATCAAGTATGCCAACGACTACGAGCTGCACCACCGTCCGACGCAGTGGGACGAGGATCAGCACAAGAAAACGCACGAGGAGCTGCGCGCGCTGTACGAGGAAAAGCTGCGCCGGACGCTTTTCACGGATGATGAGCTGACCGCGCCGCTGGCGGAGTACGACGAATTTCAGCGCCGCGAGCGTTTTCTGCGCGACCTCTACCCGCTGCGCGTCGATCATCTGTCCATTTTTGGAATCGACTACAGCGGAGCGACGGTCACGCACATCAAGGAGCAGAGCGTCTTTGACCGGCTGAAGGGGAATTATCCCTATTACAGCGACATTTCCTTCTGCTACTACGCCGACAAGGATTTTCGTGACCGTCAAGATCAGCTCTATGCGGCGCTGGAAGCGGCGAAAGATGGAACGCTGGAAAATTTCGACTACTGGGTGGATGCGTTCAAATACGAGATGGCCAATCACGAGTATCATATCAACTGGCAGGCGGATTTTGACACGATCGGAGCTTTTGCCGCAATTCCCTGGCGCGGCGACGACGCGGACGTCAACAAGTATTTCGATGATGCGTGTTTCAACGACGTCCAGCGCCGCGCGTATCTGGAAGCGTACAGGCAGTATTTCGCGGAGCTGGATGGTTAGCAACAAGTGAAAAACTTCTGAAATATAGGTAGAAATCCCAAAATCAGAAACGGAGGACACGAGCATGAAGAATCTGAGCTTCAAGTTGGCATACAGCAAATACACGAAGACCGGCAAGCGCGAGATCACGACGGGGAAGGAGATCCAAATCGACCGCGACACCACATTCGGCGACGTTGCGGAGTGGCTGGACGCGCTCAAGAAAGCGGTCGCAGAGGCCGTGCGCGTTCGCAAGAGCGGCAATACCTACATTTTCGAGCTTGTTCGCTCCACTTACACCGGATGGGGACACAGCGAGGACGCTCCGCTTGTTCAGCGCAGCTATGACCGCTGGACGGCGTGCGGCGAGGAGCAGGACGAGGAGGGCGTGCATTTTTGCCCTGATACGCAGTACACGAAGGAGTATTTTGATCTCTACCTGACGCCGAAGACGCTGATGGAGGACATCAAACATCTGTGACGGAACGAGGCGGGCGAAAGCCCGCCTTTTTTCTTTTTCTCAGTGGTTAGCAAATTATGGAGCCGCTCTCTTATATGGGTGGAGGCGATGAGCATGAAATACTACGCGAGCTTTGAAAACGGAAAATCTCACATCAAGGAATACGATGAGGCAAACGGCGTCAGACAGTTGAACCGAACGACCGTAGCAATCTATCACAGCTCCGTCCTGGTGAGCGAGCTTTTCGACACGCTGGACGAGTGCATCCGCGACTTTGGAGGCTACAGCAAGCCGGTTGTGCTGCCGGATGGAACGGAGATCATTCCGAGCGCGGTCAACTTCCCGAACGACGTCAACGCGCAATGCGAGGCGATCGGTCTTTACCGCTGGCATCCCGGTATCACGGAGATCTGGCCGGGTGAGGAAGGATATGAGGAAGATTTTTCGGAACGGTTAGCAAAACCGGTTTTCTTTCCGTAATAACACTGGGAGGTGGTTTGAATGAAGACTATCAAAGAAATCATCATCGAGCTGTTAGAGGCGCGAGGGGACTACAACATCAACATCATCGAGATTCGGCCGGAGACGGAGCGCCTAACGATTGCGCGCGTCTCCTACGACTGGAAGCTCAACTGTTGGGAAAAGCACGTTGAGCAGGATGTGTACGTCGTGCTCAAGGACAGCGGAGAATACGAGCTTGCCATATAGGAGGTATGTCAAATGACAACGAAACCGGATTTTCAGGAGATCAGGGAGCTTTACGACAAATATACGCCCGCGCAGCGCGGCATCGTCAACGCGGAGGAAGCAAAGACGATCAGGCGGATTTTGGAGCTGGAAAGCCGCACGCCGATCGAGCTTTGCAACATTCGCGACATGGTGGTCATGCTCTATGGCGACTGGGGCGACACGGCGCGCGAAGGAGGCAACATGGAGCGTTTCGATATGCTCCGCGACGCGATGAGCGCGATCACCTGCGTCATCGACAACATCAAGTGGTCGCACGGAATGGAGGTGTAAAAAATCGACCGGCGCGGTTAGCAGATCGCGCCGGCTTTCTGTTATATGGATGGGAACCCAATTCAAGAAACGGAGGTTTTCACAATGAACAAGGTGAAACGTATCAAGATGGTCAAAGCGATGGAGTTCATCGCGCGACAGATCAACAACGAGTATATTTTTGAGGGCTGGCTGATGAATGGCGTCGCGGACGGAGACGTCGAACCAGGTGATCTTTCGGTCAAGGAGGACGACGAAGATACTCTTGATTACTACATCAGCGACGAGCACTTTGCGGAACTAATGGCCTGTTTTCTCCGCCGTATGGAAAACGCAAAGCGCAGCGGCGGTCTCTACTGCGACGGAAAGTGCAGCGCGGAGTAGGAGGAGCCATGCAATACTACCAGGCGACCGCGACCGGTCAATACTTCACCGCCGGAAAGCTCTATCCCGTTCTGGATTTCATCGAGGACGGCATTTTGACGGCGGATGACGAGAACAAAGAACACTATCTCAGCGGAAGCTATCTCATTGACCACTTCCGCGCGGCAAGCAGCGAGCTTGTCAGGCTATTATCAAAACAGTAATCTCCTTTCTGGGAGGCCGTCGTGGTGGTCGGTCTCCCATTTTTATTTTTTTGGAATGGTTAGCAAATTTAAAGAACAATCTGTAATAAAGGTGGAAACATCAGAATTACAAGGAGGATTTCATCATGTGCAAAAAGAAAATCTGTACCGAGTGCGGCTGGAACGTCAATGTGGATGAGCTGCGCGAGATCGACACCGGACTTCCTACGGCGCGTCTGGTCTGTGATACCTGCGCCGGAGAGATGGAGGACAACGGCAAGCTCATTCGCTGCGAAGCCTGCGGCGAGATGTTTCTTGCTTCTTCCCTGCACGACGAAAAAATCTACGGTCAGAGCTTCACGGCCTGCCCGCACTGCGGCCGCGATGTGGTGGACGGCCTCAGCCGCGAGAAGTTCAAGGAGGAATACGCGCCCGACAAATTCGTCGCGATCGTCAACTACGTCAACGGCGAGGCGCGCGGGATGACCGTGGAGGCAAACAGTCTGGCGGAAGCGTACAGCCGTATCGTCGACTGTCACGTCAAGCGGAGCAACGCCGGAGGCATCCGGTCTATCGCCTGTTCGCAAATCCTGTGGGGCAAGGACGAGATCAAGGCAAGCGGAGAGGATGACGAGCCGCTGGAGTGCGGAACGATCGGCTGCGTCTACAACAACGGCGGCGAGTGTCGTTTCAAGGCGGTTTTCGACCGCGCGCCGAAGATCACGGAAGAGGACGGCTGCACGGAAGGCGTCTTCCCCGCCCTGTTTTGAACGAAAAGGAGGAACAGCATGAACATCACAAAGGAACAGTTCAAAAATATCGTCAAGAAATACAGTACGCTCCTGGTGCTGGAGGATGACGTCGAAGCGGCTTTCGATTTCGTCCGCGACGTGCTGGAGGCGGAGGCGGACGCGATCAAGGCGGCGGAGCCGTATGCGACAAACACGATCGACCGCTATGAGCGCGCTGCCTACGAAGTCGGCGAGGTCTGCCGCGAGGTCACGAACGAAGAATTTTCCGAGGCCGGTTAGCAAACCGGCCTTTTCTTCTGTTATATAGACAGAATAGAAAGGAGGACAACATGGCACGCAAAGCAAGCGACTTCAGCCTTGGATACGGATTCAAGGGCAACGGTCTGACGGTCTGGAACCGCCGCAAGATGGAGGGCGGCGACTACGAAACGGTCGCGCACATCGCGCATGACAGAACGGTGGATTTCTACAAGGACGATCTGCCGGAGGAGATCAAGGAGAAAATCAGGCACGTCGCTGCGACGTCTACCGTAACGATCTCCGCCACGCAGAACGAGCTGGTTTTCTCTGTCCCGCCGCAAGTCAAGCTCACATGGGATGACGTCAAAAAGAAGTATCCCGCGCTGTACGCGGAGGGCAGCATCGAAACACGCTCCACGCTGACGACGGAGCAGGAGCGCCAGTTTGTCGCTGACTGCTTCGATGCCTATGAAAATGGCGGATTTGATACGGTGTTCCGCTCTCCGTACAAATCCGAAGTGCATCTGAACGGCAAGCAGTTCGAGGTCATCGGCAGGGTGTCGGAGGGCGAGGCCGATCTGGAATGTCTGCCGATGTGGAAGATCAGATTTGCGGACGGTCTGGAAAAGAGCGCCTATCCGGAGGAGATTTGTCTGGACGAGAGAAAATAATTTTTGAGGACGGTTAGCAAAACCGTCCTCTTTTTCTGTAATATCAGCAGAAAGGAGGCGCTGTCATGTATTCTTTTGAGAACGTCACAACAGCCTATCAATACCAGCTTGGAAAGCGGAGCAACTACGTTTCTTTTGAGGACGTGCCGAATACCGCACAGGGATATGAGAGCTGCTGCAAATACGTCAACGCCAACGGTTTTCGCTACTTCCTCTCCGCGAACAACGAAAAGGACTACTTCCTTATGTGCGACGAGCGCGGAACCAGGTGGGCGGTCTGGTTCACGGTGGATGGCGACACGATCACGGTCATCAAGTCGACGTACAACGGCAGGAGTGAGAAAAACGCGAAGTATCACAAGAAATATACAACAATTCTTGCGCTGATTCATTCCTGTATCAAATACGACGGCGTTGTGAAATATGTGGCGTATCGTGGAGCAGGAACGGAGGCGAAGAGATGAAGCAGCACGCTTTTGAATGTTGGTCGAAACCGGAAGAGTATCCATACGAGGTTTGGTATACCACGCCGAAGCAGCGCAGCAAGAAGTTCCGTTACTTCCGCACTTTGGATGAGCTGAAGGCGTGGTGCAAGCGGAACAAGGGCAAAGTCACGCTGCATTTTGCAAGCTGGCAGGCGTTTGAACTTATGAAACAATGAGGAGGATAGAATATGGAACAGATCAACAAAGTGCGATACGATGACGACGGGCATGGTCGTAAATACGAGGTGTCCGTTCAGATCAGCGATCCGACGCAGCGCGACCAGGAGGAATTTAACGCGCTGGGCTTCCACATCGACCTGTCCGACCGCGTTCGTATTTACGTCCAGAACAACGACCGCTACAAAAGCGGCTGCGCAAAGACCTTTATGGAACGCGAGACCTTTGAGCGTCTTGGCGTTGACTACATCGCCGCGCACGCGAAGCTGGATAACTCCAGATACCTTGGTTTCATGGTCGTCATTTCGCAAAACGACTATTTCAACGATCTGAGCCGCAATCCGGAGCGCGTCATTCCCGTCCGCTTCGTCAAGACGGAGAACGGAACAGGCCGTGAGATTTACAGAGGATTGGAAAACGACCGCTACTACGCCCGCGAGGTCTACTTCCCGCGCGAGAGCTGCGCGAAGTGGTTTTGCTACGGCGGAAATGCGAACGCCGGCGACGGAAATCTCCCGCGCCCCAACATCATCTTCGAGTGCGACGGGCAGCGCGAGAAGGTCACATACGACGACTGGAACGACGTTATGGCCTACTCCGGCACGTTCAACGAGAATTTCAACAAGTGAAAATGACAGCATTTTGACAAATCCCGCCGTTTGGCGGGATTTTTTATCAACCGGTTAGCATATTTCAGATTTTTTCAGTAGTAGAAACAGGAGGTGCTTTACATGAAGGTTTGGCTGGTTTTCAAAAATTACACTACGCTGGATGCCGTCAACGACGACCTGGACATTGCAAACGTCGATGTCAGCGAGGTCGTCGCCGTCTGCAAGACGGAGGCCAAAGCGAAGAAGATGTGCGCCGAGCTGCAGGCGCAGAATGATGCGAACACCAAGCTGTACGACGTCTATCCGGTCGAGTACGTCTGCGGCGCGTGGGAAGTGGAATAAAGGAGGACGCGAATGATTCAATTCGAGGACTATAAGCGTGATCTGGCGGCGGAGCAGACTGCGGCGGAGCTTGCCTTCGAGGAGGAGCTTCGGCAAAAGCCGATCTCCTCGCTGACGCCACAGGAAATCGGAATCCTCTACGATCTCAATGAGAGCTTCTGCGGCGAGGATGCCGATGTGGAAAAGCTGCGGCAGTACGCAATGCTCAAGGATGCGGTCGTCCGTTTCGTTTCGGATTGCGCTGAGGCGCACCAACTCACGGAGCACGAGCCAACGCAGGAGGAGCGCAACGCCGTCATCCGCATGGACGTCAAGGCCATCACAACAATGAGCAAGGAGGAGTCCGCGCTTCTGGCGGACGCGCTGCGCGCGGCTGATTTCGTCGTCGTCAGCCTGGTCGATGACTACATCCGCTATTCTTTCTCCGTGGAAAACATCTGGAAATCTCATACGAAAGGGGCGATGTAAATGTTCGGTTGGTGCTACGATTTTACCGACTGGCGGAAATTTCTGAGGATGTGTCTTCCGCTGCGCAAGGCAAACCTTGCCACCGGCGAGGGACACGGACACGCGCGCTCTTCCAATCGTGAGAGACCGCCGAAGGACAGAGTGAAGAAAGCCCGCAAGCGGACGAAGATGAAAAAGGCGAGCAGACGCAGAAATCGCGGTTAGCAAATCACAGAAAACGTCTGTAAATAAGGTAGGAGGTGACGCCGAATGGCAAATAACGTGAAATGTATCACCGATTTGAACGTGTCCTTTGAGCTTGACGGGAAGGCCTATTATTTCAACGTCGCGGACATGAACCGCAACACGACGGACGGAGGCGGCAATCCGATCTTCTCGGAGGTAGCCTACGAAAAAGATACCGGTCGACGCTGCGTGGTCAATCTCGGCTCAGACTGGACGGTGCGCAATCTGTTCATGGATACCGGTTTCAATCTCCGCAGCAAAATCGCGGATGGGAAAGAGTGGCACCTGAAGAAGTACGGCGAGCTGAATTGGCACTGGTACAACGAGGGACTTCCGAACGCTATTCTGGACTACCACAGCAGCATTGGCAGCACGGAAGACTTCACGGCCGCCGACTGGCGCGTTTGCAAAGAAAACGGCTGGACGCGTGCAGAGGTCGAGGAGTTGTGTAAAGATGACTGAACGATGTGGTTAGCAAACGCCGTTTTCTTTCCGTAATAGTACCGTAAGCACCACAAACGACAAATCAAAACTATAAGGAGGATTTGAAAAATGCCCGCAAATGTTGAAACCATGATGTACGTCCGCGAGAAGCCGTGGCACGGTCTCGGCACGATGGTCGCGGAGGCTCCCACGAGCGCGGATGCGCTGCGCCTTGCCGGTCTGGACTGGCGCGTCGATCAGAAGACCATGCAGGTCTGCGGCGGCAGGAAAATCGAAAACTACAAGGCCAACGTCCGCTCCTCGGACGGCGCTGTGCTCGGCGTTGTCTCCAACCGATATGCTGTCTGCCAGAATACGGATGCGTTCGCGTTTACGGACAACCTCATCGGCGGCGACGTCCACTACGAGACGGCGGGAAGCCTGAGCGGAGGCAAAAAGATCTGGCTGCTGGCGAAGCTGCCCGACACGGAGATCGTCGGAGACAAGACGGAGCCGTACCTGTGCTTCACCAACTCCCACGACGGGAGCGGTGCGATTCGCGTCTGCATGACGCCGATTCGTGTGGTCTGCAACAACACGCTCAACCTCGCGCTTTCCAGCGCGAAGCGCACCTGGGCGGCTCGTCACACCGGCGATCTTCAGATGAAGCTCGCGGAGGCGCATCGCTGCCTTGATATGGCCGGCAAGTATATGGAACAGCTCGGCGTCTATGCCGACCAGCTCGCCAACACGACCGTCACGGATGCCGAAATCCAGAAGTTTCTCAACGAGCTGTTCCCGCTCAAGGAAGACGCGAGCGACCGCGAGAAGAACAACATCAAGACGATCAAGGATGAGTATATGGTCTGTTGGTTTGCGCCCGACCTCTTGAAGTTCCGTAACACCGGCTGGGGCGCGATCAACGCCATGAGCGACATGATCTCCCACAACGCGCCGCGCCGCCAAACGCAGAACTACCGCGAGAACAACTGGGGACGCATCATGGACGGCCACGTCCTCATGGACAAGCTCACCGCGATGGTCGCGGCCAAGGTGTAAGGGAAATTTGAACGGGCGGTTAGCAAGCCGCCCGTTCTTTCCGTAGTATAGCTGTCCAACAACACAAAAAAAGGAGGAACAACTACATGAAGTTGGAATTTGACAAGAGCAAGATCACCGTCGACGGCAACAAGGTCATCATCGAGGTTCCGGACGCCGCCGCACTGGAGCCGCTGCGCAATGCTGGCAAGGTTCTGCTCTCTTCCCTCTCTCCTGGCGATACCTTCCCAATCGGCGATGAGACGTTCATCGTTCTGGAGCACACGAGCGACGGCACGCGCGTCATCTCCGAGGGCTTCGCCTACAACGACGAGGAGTTCGGCGACAGCTCGCATTGGATGGAATCGCCCATCCGCGAGAAGCTGCACGGCGAATACCTCAAAAAAATCGCGGCGATCATCGGCGGCGAGCACATCCTTGCGATGGAGCGCGACCTGACCTCGCTCGATGGCCTCGATGATTACGGCGAGTGCAAGGATTACATCAGCCTGCTGACCGCCGCCGAGTACGCGAAGTACCACAAAATTCTCGGCTTGCAGCCCGAGTACGAAAACTGGTGGTGGACGATCACGCCAGCTTCCACGCCGAGCAACGGTTATTCTCGCCTCGTCTGCTGCGTCGGCTCCAGTGGTGTCCTGCGCTGGTACGACTGTGGCTGCGGCTACGGCGTTCGCCCGTTTTTGACTCTTGACTCTTCGATCTTGGTTCTCGCGGAGTAACCGGAAAGGAGGCGTGACATGGCGGTTGAGCACCAGTTTACCAGCGTGAACGATCTGCGCGACTGGCTTGAGGAGCGCAGATGGGAGGCCGGAAGCCCCGAAGCATACGATGAGTGGCTGCGAAGCTACTTTGATGATGGCAACACCATCTACGTCAACGAGACCGAGTACGATTACTGGGCGTGCTGGGAGCTGCTGTAACGGAATACGCGCAAGACGCCGGATTGCTCCGGCGTCTTTTTTTTATGCTTTGGTTAGCAGATTTCCGAATCATTCGGTAATAGAAGTGCGAGCTGACAAAATTTTGTACCGAGGAGGATTTTTCAATGTTCCTATATAAAGAGGAGATAACCAGTGGGCGCAGATGGGAAAAGCCCGTTACTGAAAAGACGGTCGTTATCTCAAAAGGCGATCAGCCGATTGGATGTCTCACCTGCATGACCTACGACGAGGACGGTCGCTTTGCCGTCGACCACTGGCACAAAGATACGCCGATTGAGGTGGCCTATTATACGGAGGTCGACGGACGCTATCGCAGGTCTAACAATATCGGATATGCCCGCAACATTGCGGAGGGCAAGAAAATATTTGCGGATTGGTACAAGGAGCATAGCGGCGAGGCACTTCATTCGGATGTACGCGCGCTGCCCGCTTCGCCGGACGCCGAGTTCTTTCCGACGCCGACGCAGCTCGCCGGTAAGATGGCGAACATGATTGACTGGCGCAAGGTCGAGACGTTTTTGGAGCCGTCCGCAGGTAAAGGCGACCTCATTGAGTGCGCAGTCAAGTGCTTCTACAAGAAAGGCGGATACCACTACCGCGACGATTGGTTTACGGAGCGATTTGACTGCATTGAGCGCGACGCGAATTTGCAGCTCATCCTCAAAGGCAAGGGCTACCGCGTGGTATCCGATGACTTTCTCACCTACTTCACGATGAAGCACTACGACGCGATTATTATGAACCCGCCGTTTTCCAATGGCGATGAGCACTTGCTCAAAGCGATTTCCATGCAGCGTGACAGCGGTGGACAGATCGTGTGTCTGCTCAATGCCGAGACCATCCGCAATCCGTACACCGACCGCCGCAAGGTGTTGCAGCAGCAGCTCCAGAAATACGACGCAAAGATCGAGTTTGTTTCCGGCGCGTTCTCCCGCGCGGAACGCCGCAGTGACGTCGAGGTTGCGATCGTCTATCTGAACATCCCGGAGCCGAGGCACGAGTCTCACATTCTGGAACAACTCAAGAAAGCGGAACGCGCGGAGGATGGGGAGCACAACAACGAGGTCGAAGACCTGGTTGCCGGCGACTGGATCGACCAGATGGTTTCAGGTTACGAGATAGAGGCCAAGCTGGGCGTCGCGCTCATGCGCGAATACAACGCGCTCGCGCCGTACATTATGAGCGGAACGGGCGAATACGACAAGCCGCTTATCAAGATTTCCGTGAACGACCGCGACTGTGACCACGCAACGAGCGACACGATCAATGCCTATCTCCGCAAGCTCCGTTACAAATACTGGGAGACGCTGCTTTCTCGCAGGGAGCTTACGGAAAAGATGACGTCGCAGCTCCAGAGCGAGTATCACGACAAAATTCGCGAGATGCAGGATTACGATTTCAGTTGCTACAACATCAAGAGAGTCATCATGGAGATTTCCGCGCAGCTCTCGCGCGGCGTGGAGGATTCGATCTACAAGCTCTTCGACGAGCTTTCCGCTGAGCACGCATGGTATCCGGAGTGCGTGAACAACGTCCACTACTATAACGGCTGGGCGACGAACAAGGCGCACAAGGTTGGCATGAAGGTCATTCTCCCGATCAACGCTTTCTACACGAAGTACGACGGTAAGAAGAAGCTGGAGGCGCGTGAGTTCGCGCAGACGATTGCCGACATCGAGCGTTCTCTCAACTACCTTGACCGTGGCGAGACCTCTTCGTCGGTCGATCCGTACCGCGTCGCGCAGGCGGCGGAGGATTGTTGCCGGACGTCGATGGATTTCAAGTATTTCTCCGCGACGTTCTACAAGAAAGGGACGTGTCACATCAAGTTCGATCCGTCCGCCAAGCGCCTGATCGACCGTCTCAACATCTTCGCCGCGCGCGGCCGCCAGTGGCTCCCGCCCGACTATGGAAAGAAGGGCTATGACGACATGGACGCGGAATCCCGCGCCGTCATTGATGAGTTCCAGGGTCGCGAAGCGTATGAGGAGGTCATGCGCGCGCCGCAGAACTACATCATATCCCCCGCGTCGTCCATGCCTCTTCTCACCGCATAATGGAAAATTTTGAGCGTCGGTTAGCACCGGCGCTCTTTTTTCTGTAATAAGAGCAGAAGGAGGGCTTGCCTATGCTTGTGAATTATGAGTCATTGACCGAGAAGAACAGGTTGTACGCTTTCACCTGTTATGTGCGGGACTGGAAAAAGCAAAACCCGGAAACGATCAAAAGAGACGGCGACGTTTTTAGCTATCGGACGAAGCGAGGTGTGGAAAAGCGTTTTGCCGTAGCCAACGATAAGAATTACTCGCTGAAGGTTCAGGGGTTTTATTTCAAAGAGATAAAGGAGGACGCACCATGTTGAAATCTGGAACCTACAAATGGGAGAGCGACGAGGGCGGCATCTTCGGTGGCTACGTCCGCGTCAGAATGAAGGAGACGAGCGCGTCGTTCATCATTACGCTGGTGGAAAACGCCTGCAAATTCAACGCACCGCAGCTTGACGGTCTCTTTCAGAAATCCCCACGAGTCGTCATCCGCAAGGATGGTAGCAAGCACGCGCTGAACATTTCCGGCGACGACTGGTTTTGTCTTTATCCGTATCGCGTCGGCGTGCCGTTCGCGTTTCGTTATGAAGGAAAGGAGTGACGCCATGAGACTGATGAAGGATTTGGAGGTGCTCGCCGCGCTGGAAAACCTGCGGTTGATGCACGAGAACGGCAAGGAGAGCGCCGACCTCGTTCTTCGCTTTGCAACTGCCGTTGTTGCGGAGGCAATGGGCTTCGGTGGTCGCGCCGACTGGACGCGCGTGCTGAAAAACGAGTGCCTGGTCAATTACGACGGATTCGGCGAGGATAAGGTCGAGATCGCGCGCCGCCACTACGAGGAGCTGGTCATCCCCTGTCAGAAAACGCTTGCCGCGCTGAGAAAATACAATCTATGCGGCCACGACGATCGCTTCTACTATATGTTCCTCGACCGCCTCAAGTCGGATTGCCTCTACTACCTCGGCAACGGAGGCCGTTACGCGCCGCACCTGTGGACGCATGATGAGCGTGAGCAGATCGAGCTGATGCGCGCCGTCTACGCGCTTTTGCCGGAGAAACCGGAATGGTTGACGGCGGAACAGATCGAGAACTTCGCGAAGGAGATGGGCGTGGAATGAGAAAAGTCACCTTTATCATCGACGACCATGCCTATTTCCAAAGGCTTTACAAATTGCCGCCGGAGCAGGCGAAGGCGATGTTTTCCGGCACGCGGGGCTTCCGCGCGACCTACGCGATCTTCTCTCGCGCGGAGGGCGATACCATCCCAGACCGCTGCGAGCTGACGGATGGAACCGGAGAGAAAATCGACCTCGACTCCCTCAACGCTTTTCAGCGCGGCGTCATTCTCGGCGAGTGCATGAGATACTTCGAGGGCGAGCTGCGAGACCGGAAGCCGACCGGCGTTTTGGAGATCAAAGAGGAAAATTTTTGATCGCGGTTAGCAGCAGGTGGATTTTTTCTGTAATAAGAGAGGAAGGAGGCGAAAGCCATGACAAAGCTGGAGAAGAAACGAGCGACCGACCGCCGCGTGCTCTCGCACATGATGGAAGCGAGCAACCACCCGAACGCCTTCACACTCCGCCAGATGACCGCCATGATGCTTTCCGGTCACGCGCTGACGGATGAGTACCTGCGCGAGGTGTACTCCAAGATTTTCGGTTATCTCGCACTCGGCTATCCGACACTGGAAAACCTGCACCCGTGCATCCGTTCGCTCCGTTACTGTGAACGGTTCGACGGAAACGGAAACTTCGTGGAGGCGTGGCTGAGCCTCGAATCGGACGGCACAACCGACCGCGCGCCGAAGGGCGAACGCTACCGTCTGACGCGCGATGAGGTGGAAAATCTCTGGCGTCTGGTCTATCCGTACAACAAGGAAGGAGAAACAAAATGAAAACACTTCTGGAATTATCCCGGCAGCAGACCGTCAAGCGCCGCGCGATCGAGTACGGCACGAGCGGAAACAATATCGTCCGCCACTACCACGACGTATTCCCCATCACGGAAACGCTTTTTGCTTCGGATTGCGGAACCAATGGCTACGGCGAGCGTGAGTTTGATCTTTTCGTCTTCTTCGACGGCGTGCCGGACGGCATGAAGGTGGAAAATCACACGATTTTCCGCGACCACATGACCGATGAGTATTACGCGAAAGCGGTCGTGAACGTCGGCTTGCAGTCCCGCGAGGCGTTTGTCGCCTCTTCGGATCAGGCGATGGAACGCAAGCAGTTCATCGGCAACGCCATCATCGAGTTCGTTCGCCAGTGGAACGCCGAGCGCGCCGCCGTCTACGAAAAGTACCGCGCCGACTGGTACGAGCGCAAAGAAGAAGAGCGCCGCGCCCGCGAGGAACAGCGCCGCGCGGAGGAGGCGGAACGCGAGCGTCAGGCTGCGGAGGAGGACGCTCGCGAGCGCGCGAAGTACCTTGGCTTTGCGGACGATATGACGCCGATGCAGTTTGGCAGGCTCAGCAAGACGATGGAAAAGCTCGTCCGCACCGGTGAGTTTGGAATCCAGACCACGCGCGACTTCATTATCTCGCTCGTCAAGTCCGGTTATGTGCCGACGAAGAAGGACAACGTGACGACTTTTTACGGAAGCCGCTGGGACATCAAGGAGAGCAAACCGCGCACGGAATACCGCATGAACAAAAATAGTGAGTCTTACAAGGTTAGCAAAACCGAGTACGATTTTGCCATGTACCTGACGGAACACACCGACCGCTTCAATTAAGAAAGGAGAATGGAAGCTATGAACAGCATCATGGAAAATTTCGTCACGCAGGCGCTCGCGAACGACACGACCGGCTCGTTCATCATCGACAACAGCCCCATCGGAGAGGGTCGTCGCTGGTTCTTTACGCAGCTTACGCTTGGCGCGGCGCGCCTCATCTATGGCGACTACGCTCTCTGCGCGGAGGGCGAGGTGCCGCACTTCTACGACGGTCTGCGCCTCAAGGCTGTCGTCGCGGACGGAACGGTCTACCTTTTCGACAAGTATCTCTTCAACGTCCCCTACCTCGGCGGAGACCACGACATTCCCGACCATCTGGTCTTTGCGGATGATGCTCGTGCCGAGATGGAGCAGTCCGCGATCGACAAGCTCTTTCCCGCTTGGCTGGAAACTCTCGCGCCGGCGGACGTCAAGGAAACGGACGAGATCCGCTGCCACCGCGCCGCCCGCAGCTTCGTGTTGTTCGGAACGCCGTATGAGGAGCCGGAGATCGCCGAGGTCGTCCTGACGATGGATGATTTCGTTACCGTGCTCTGCGGCTTCACGACGGCGGAGGACGTGGTGGATGCCTACCTGCACAAGGAAGATACCGAGAAATACTTTGCCTACCTCAAGCGCCAGCGCCTTGCGACGGAGGCTCTGATCGACAAGCCGACGTTGGTGGAGGATTACGAGCGCGCATTGAGCACCGCGCTGATCACAACGGATGCGGTCAACCTTCTCGTCGAGTTCGCCCACGACGGCAAGCGCGCGGCGGAGAAGATGGAACGCGCGCACCTCATCCGCATCATCGTGGAAAGCGACAGGGTACACGCATCGGATTTCGTCACGGGCGTCGCCGGCGACCGCCTCTTCAAGGAGCTTTTCGGCGCGGACTTCAACTGCTTCTCCCGCCTGTCTACGGCGGAGATCACGAAGATCACCTACGGCAAGAAAACGATTTACGAGAACTGAAAGGAGTAACGATATGGATTTCAACATGGACAGCGAGCAGCTTCGCGAGGAGCTGGAACGCCGCGCGGAGGAGCTGAGCCAGGACGCGGAGATGGAATTTCTCCTCTTCTTCGCCCTCTCGCACCGCGACGAATGGAACGATGAGGACTTCAAGCAGCAGCTTCGCGCACTCTGGACGGCGCTGTGCCTGCACTTCGGCGTGGAGGTCGACACCATGATCTACGACAACCTTCTCACTCGCGTCAAGAACACCGGCATCGCGCCGGAGGACGGAAGCGGAATCTGCTTCGCGTCCGACTTTGAAAACTTCATGGCAGAGTTTATGTGCTGAAGGAGGATTTTGGAAATGCTTGTTTTGGCTGGATGTTTGTACCTCATCATTCAACTTTGCATCGAAAACTGCCAGCGGAGAGCTGCGGATGAATACGCGCGCCGCGTCGTCCGCAGATAAGGAGGCCATCATGGAAAAGCTCACGAAGAAACAGCTTGCCGCGATGGAACGCATCATGGAGGGCGAAACGAAGCAGCGCCCGCACGCAATCGTCGGCGCGCATCCGTCCGGCGAGCGTTACATCATCACGGACGGCTACTCGCTCATCGCCCTGCGGAGCAAGCCGGATGGATTGTCGGAAGCGCCGCGCGAAGACACCTTCGACGAGCTTCTGCGCAAGTCAGAAGACGATGGAAAATTCTACCTCGTGGAAAACATGCCAAACGTGTCCGAGCTGCGGAAAATGCCGGGACGGATCAAGCTGACGGCGAAGAAGAGTGACGGAAGCGGAGCAGTTTCCAGCGTCTTTGACGTCCGCCTTTTGGTCAACGTGCTGGAAGCCTGCGGAACGGGGTGTCTTGCCTACCTCGGATATGCCAAGCCGTTTTCGGAACAGTTCGCATCTCTTCTGGTCTATCCGAAGACGGGCTGCATTGATCCGTCCGTCGTCGCGTTGCTTCTTCCCTGCCGGTGGTAATAAGGAGGTATCGCATGAAATATGTCACAGAAAATGGCGACCGCGTAACAATCGTCGTGGAGTTCCACTACGACGAATATGGGAACAGGACGTGGTACAATGTCCGCGATGTTCTCATCACGCCGCGCGGTAAACGCAAGGCTCGCAGTCTTGCAAGCGAGATTAGGGATTCATATTCCTATCGGAGCACGCCGTATCCCGATCGTCCGAAGTACGTTCAGTCTAAATTTGTGGAATACTGCACGCAGGAACAGATCAACGAGGCGATCATGGAGAAGTATCGCAGCATAGTGGAACAAATCAATCCCAAGAACGTCAACATCGACTATCGCGTTTATTAGGAGGCGGAGCGAAATGAATGTAACCGTCATGTCGAGGCGCGACGCCGTACGATATTGCTATCAGCCGCATGATCGGAACGCAGTGATGATTTCCATTTCAGATCCGTGCATGGATTACGAGACTGCTCCGTTTGCCTCACCGCATAATCGCGTGCGGAGCATCCTACGCCTCAGCTTCCACGACGCGGATCGTCCGGGACTGGACGTTTACGGTCGGAGAGTGGACGAATCAGATCTGATGACGCAAGAGGACGCCGCTTCGATCCGCGATTTCCTCAAGGCAAATACTGATGTGGACGTTATCGTTCACTGCGACGCTGGTATTTCCCGTTCGTCCGGCGTAGCGGCCGCGATCCTCAAGTTCTTCAACGGAACGGACGAGCAGATTTTCAAAAGCGGACGCTACTGTCCGAACATGTGGTGCTATCGCCGCGTTTTGGAGGCACTGATGGACGGAGACAGAAAGAAGCCGTAAAAAATAGGCGGCTCCTATGTGGAGTCGCCTGAAACCTTGTCCGGCCATATCAAAATTCCTGAGTAGATTTTTCCGTTGTACCGGAACGGCGGGTGCCGCAACCTTCCGGAACGCTTGCGCAGTGCGTACAAGCCCTGCATATTGCTTTCCCATTGTAATTCTTTTTCGTGCCGTTTGGAAAACTCCCATCGCTTGTAATCTTCCCAGCGGATGTTGGAAGCCTCGACGGAAAGCCCAAACACGTTCATAATGTCCGCCGGAGAATGGATGCAGAGCTGACGGAACAGCGCCCACGGGCAGAGCAGCAATGAGGCAAACAGATCCGCTTCATCCTCTGCTTCGCGGTGGAACCGGTGGAAAAATCCATCGCTATTCCCTCGTTCCTTGGCCTCATCGCTCAGATGTCCGAGTAGAACATGACCAAGCTCATGCGCTTTCGTCCATCGCTGCCGGCCTGGTACATTATTATCGGACGGATCGTCGTTCCAGAGGATAAGGTATCGCCCGCGCAGAACGTCGAAGTGCGTGCTGCCATCCTTGCTGCCGCACAGCCGCATGGTCTCCTTAACGGAGCAGTCGTTGAGTATGGAAAACTCGCGGTATGTCATCATCTTGCAGTTCGGATGCCGCACAAGCGCCGCTTCCGGTTCGATTGGAAACGTCAGTTGAGCCATGTCGCGATAAATTTTCAAAACCTCGTTGTGGATTCTCGCGTAGCGGATCATGTTACTCCTTTTTCGATCTTGGTGTCTTGCGTTTCTTGTCCTTTTCGTCCTTCGACATCATCACGCCGGCGCTTGCGGCGGCGACTCCAGCAAGCGGAACGGTAAGCGGAGCCGTCACAGGATTCGTCGCGGCGACCATAGCGCCGCCTGCTGCCACTCCGGTTGCTACGGCTGCCAAACCGGTTGCGAGGATGTCTGCGTTTCTGCTGTGGATAAACCGCTCTATGCTTGTGGTCTTATCTTCAAACGCTTTGTCAAAAGCGACCTGCAGCATCGCCATCATGCGGTCGCGGTCAATGTCCGTCATGCGCTCGCGGGCGCGCTGGATGGAGACGAAATCGCTGTCCTGCACAAGGTCGTCTGCTTTGGTGCGGATGTCGGAAGCGCCGATTAGGTAGTCGACGGAAACACCGAAGTGCGCCGCGATGCGCACGGCGGTCTTGATAGTTGGATTGGAAGAGTTTTTGAGGTTCCCGATGGAATACTGTCCCAAACCAAGCTCGGATTCCAGCTTCGTGATGGAAATGCCGCGCTCGTCGCACAGCTCTTTTGTGCGGGTGTAGATGATGGAGTCCATAAAAAATCCTCCGTTCCACGATTTTTTTCGTGAAATGGTATTGACATAACGAAATTAGTCTGGTATATTATGCCTCGGATGGTACGATTTCTTTCGTGGTGTACCGCAATCATACCACTTGGATTCGTTACTGTCAAGGCATTTCCCATAAATAATAATAGGAGGCGGTCGTATTGATACTCCCCGGCGATCCCGCAACGGGATTAGGTGACTTCGAGCTGGATCTGTCCAGCGTAAAGCTCAGAAGCGAGCGGAACGACGCGCTGTATTTGCCTTACTGCGGCGCGCTGCCTCCGCAGTTTATGGAACCGGACGCGAAATACCTCTACATAAACGTCGGCGTCGGCATGGAATCCTACGTTATGCTCGTGCTGGATTACGGCGAAAAGGTGGAGCATTTCAGCCTGATTGCGCACAGTGACGAGATCGTTTCCCTGTTAGATCAGCTCTTTTATAAAGTCGGATGCAGCTCATTCGATCACGGCGCGCTCACGGATTACTATGCCGGCTATTGGCAGGGGCGTTATGACGCTTGGAGGAAGCTCACAGAGGAACCGAGACGCCTGCGCCATAACATCGAGGAAATGACGCAGGCGCGTCGCGATGTTCTCAAGTCAGTTGTCAATCGGTGGTAGCGGAAAAATCCAAATAAATTTCTGTTTTGCTATTGACTTTCCGGCACGATTGTGATACCATTCCTTCACCAGATGAAATAGGAGCGAATCGGAGGGTGCGAGATGAACGACCGGTTTTTCACGGATGAAGAAAACGGGCTGAGCGCGTGCGCTGCTTCGGTAAAAAGCGCCTTTTTGCAAAAGGAAAAGGCCATTCGCGCTTGGGACAAGGCAAACGGCGGAAAACTGGATGCAGACATGACGCGCGAGGACTATGTTTCCCTGCTCAGCGCATTGGAAATCCGCAAAAAGTCCAGCTTTACACAGTACAGAATGGCGCTGGCACGTTACGTCCGCTATCAGATCGCTTGCGGTAACTTTTCTGACGGGCAGGAAAGAATCCTGATGTCGGTCGGCATGGGCGATATGAACATCGCCGGCAGCACCATAGAGAAGGTCGTATATTTCCGCAATCTGGCGCATCTGCGTTCCTGCATGGAGGAAACGGTCAGGACGGATGAGCCGATCGACGACGCAAAGTTCGAGCTTCATGTCTGCGCTTCGTATCTTGCGTGGTTTGGCCTGACGATCGAGCAAATCTGCACCGTAAAGAAAGCGGATGTTCTGGAAGACGGCGTTATGGTGGATGGGAAGCTCGTTAAGATGCCGATTTTTGTTATGGATCAGCTCTTGGACTACAAGGAGTCTCGTGGATTCTCCCAGCAGGCGCGCGGCGTCATCTTTCACACTTACCAGGCGTCTGAATATCTCTTCCGCACGGAGCGGAGCAGTCAAATTACTGTCTCGCAAATGTACCAGCTTTTCAAGCGTTTCAACGCGGTGATGGATCGGCAGTATTCCCTCACCTACGATGTGATCCACATGTCCGGCGTATTTAACCGCGCGTATGCGGAAGAGGTCGAGAGCATCAAATTTGACATCGGCGATAAAGCGTTTGCGGAGCGCGTCTTTGAAACGGCTTTCAAAAACGACGAGGCGTACCGCAACATGATTTCGGATTATACGCATTACAAGAAGCTGTTTCAGTGAAACAGCACATTTGGAAGGCTGCGGCCTTTCAAATCTTCCATAAGCGCGACAATAATTTATATAGGAGGTTTTTATGGAACGCAAGAAGAAGGAAATCCCCGTGACGCACGCCGTTGGCGATGAGGTGTATGACTTCAAGATGAAGCGGCGCGGCGTCATCCGCAAGGTCGATCCGTCGAGCGTCTACATGCGCTATCTCGTCCGCTACAAGGATGGAACGCTCAAGTGGACGGACGGGCGCGAGTGGACGAAGAAAGCTCCGCCGCCGGATGAAACGTAAGGAGGCGATCGGATGCCGGTATTCTACATTCTGCTGATCCTTGGTCTGGTGCTGCTCTGGTTCATCCTTTCGTTCTGCTTCAAGCCGTTCGGCAAGTTCGCAAACAAGCTCTACGGCGACGCCAAGCGCGCCATGACCGAAGAAGAGAATCCCGCGTCCTGCGAGGGCGCAAAAAATAATGATGAAAAGAGGAACGAAGAAACATGAAGAAAAACGGTTACATCGGAGGCATCCTGCTGGGCGTCTGCATGGTCGTCGCGCTGATCCTGTGCTTGATGTGCGTCAAGAAGATCCCCGCCGGCTACGTCGGCGTGGTCTACAACATGGATGGCGGCGTGGACGGCGAGATCCTGTCGCAGGGCTGGCACATGGTCGCGCCGACCAAGAAGGTCACGACCTACTCGATCGGACTGGAGCAGTCCTACCTCGTCTCCGGCGAAAAGGGCGACTCCAAGAAGGACGAGAGCTTCAAATGCCCCACGTCGGACGGCAAGAGCGTCACGGTCGAGCTGGAATTTTCCTATCGGTTCGACGAGCCGCGCGTCGCGCAGACGTTCATCACCTTCAAGGGCAAGAACGGCGAGACGATCAAGGATACGTTCATCAAGCCCAAGGTCTCCGCGTGGACGCAGGAGATCACGGCGCTCTATCCCGTCACCGACATCTTCGGTGACAAGCGCACGGACATCAACGCGCATCTGGACGAGTACCTGCGCAAGAAATTCGACCAGTACGGTATTCTGATCGACACCGTGAACTTCACCAACATCGACGTCGATCCGGAGACCGCTGCGGCGATCCAGAAGAAGGTCAACGCGCAGCAGGAGCTTGAGCTTGCCAACATCGAGGCGCAGACCGCCAAGGTGCAGGCGAACAAGGACAAGGAGGTCGCGCAGGTCGCGGCGGAAACCGCAGTCATTCAGGCAAACGCCGAGGCGGAAGTCCTTCGCATCGCGGCGGAGGCGGAGGCGGACGCCAACCGTAAGATCGCGGCGTCGCTGACGTCGGAGCTGATCGAAAAGATCAAGTACGAGCAGTGGGACGGCGAGCTGCCGACCGTATCCGGCAGCGGAGCGATCGTCAGCATCGGCGGTCTGGAATAAGGAGGAAAACGGCATGAAGAAAACGCACGCTATGTCCAATCAGCAGTCCGACATTCTGCGCGCCAAGCAGAATCGCCTCGGCGAGCTTACGGCGCAGGCCGACCGCGCGGTCGAGATGGTCTCCCGCACCATTTCCAGTCTGGAACTCATCAACCAGGAGATCGACGACACCGTGACGGAGATTGAGACCTACACCGCGCAGCTTTTGGAGACACGCGACAAGCTCGCCCGCAACCAGAAGCACAACGCGGCGATCATCGCCAACTTCACCAAGCTCCTGTCCGTGGATGACGCGGACGAAGCGCCGGAAAAGGAGAACGCATAATGCAGATCAAGATCAAAAATGAGTTTCCCAACGTCAAGGTCGACGTCAAGGAGCACGACAACGGCGACATCACCGTTACCCTGTCCGAGCAGCCGCGCCGCACGCTCGGCGAGGTCAAGTGCGGTGAGATCGTGAAGCTCGGCGACCGCGAGTTCTATGTCCTGGAGCACAGCGCGACCACGACGGCCGTACTCGCCAAGGATTCCATCAAAACGATGGACTACGCCGGCGGCGGCGACTACGCAAAGAGCGACGTGCGCCGCTATCTCAACGATACCTTCTATAAGGAGCTTTCCAAGGCAGTCGGCGCAAGCAACATCGTGGAGCACACCGTCAAGCTCGTCGCCGACGACGGAACGGGCAAAAAGCTCTCCGTCCGCGACCATGTTTCCCTTCTCACGACCGATCTCTACCGCCGCTATCGCGAGTATCTTCCGGCGATGGGTTCGCCCTGGTGGACGGCTACCAGAGTGACGCACGATGAGAGCACCGGATACGCTCGCGGCGTCTGCTGCGTCAACTCCGGTGGTATCCTGGGCTGGAACGGCTGTGGCTACAGCTACGGCGTTCGCCCGTTTTGCGTTTTGGACTCTTCGATCTTCGTATCTTGATACTCGGCGATGAGCGAAGAGGTCAAATTTGACATCGGCGACAAAGCGGAAGCTCTGTATTTCAGCGTCTTCGACCTGACGACGAGCCGGCAACACTATCCTGTCAAGTTTCGTCGTCTGGCCGATACGCTCCAGAAGTACGCGCTGAACATTCACAGCGATGTGATGGATGCAAATTCCTTCCGCAACGATTCGCCGTCTCAGCGGCAAAAGCGCTTCGACTACCAAACGAGCGCGATCACCCATTGCAATAAATTTCTAAGCCTTGTGAAATACAGCCTCCACGCTCATCTCATCAGCGCTGCGACGGGCGAAACGTGGACTTCCTTAGCCCACGACGTCAAATACATGACGCTCGCTTGGCGGAAGACCTGACCGGACGAATCCTTTAGGCTGTATGCTGATGCTCGCAACGTCTGCTACGTCAACTCCAATGGTATCCTGAACTGGAACGACTGTGACTACAGCAACGACGTTCGCCCGTTCTGGTGGATCAGCGAGGTCTATAAGCTGCTTCAGCGGCTAAAAGGAGTGCGCCATACTGTCAAAAGAGCATACGACCTCTCTCGCCTCTGGCGGGACAAACACAAATGACGCAAGCGATTTTGAAAGGCTGGTCGATTTTGGAAATCTGTTCCGGTCGTATCAGGTCGCTTGCAAAGGCAAGGGGAAGAAACGCAGCGCGCAGCGGTTCAATGTGCTGGCTCTCGAAAATCTGTGCGTTATGAAGCGCCAGTTGGAGGAGCGCACCTACCGCGTTGGCGCGTACACCGAGTTTATCGTCTCCGAGCCGAAACGAAGGATCGTCCGGTCAGGTACGTTCCGCGACAAGGTTCTCCAGCATTGCCTGTGCGACTGCGTGTTGCTGCCGAAGCTGCGTGAGTGTTTTCTCCTCGACAACTACGCCGGTCAAACAGGCAAGGGAACCTTGTTCGGATTGGATCGTCTTTCGGAAAGCCTGCTGAGCTTCTATTTCATCACGGAGGAGCTTGGCTGCCGATATTACGGGAGATATATGGACGATTTCTATTTGATCGCGGAAGACAAGGAATACCTGGAAAAATGTCTCGCTGAGATTAGGGCGTATCTTGCCGAGCTTCGCCTGACGCTCAACGGCAAGACAGAGATCGTACCAATACGGCAGGGCGTCCGCTTTCTCGGCTTTCACAGCTATCTCACGGAGGACGGCAAGGTCATCCGCAAGCTCACCGGCGACAACAAGCGCCAGATCAAGCGGCGTCTTCGCAAATATGCGAAGCTCGTGCGCGACGGTCGAATGACGCGCGAGAAATTCGACGAGAAGTACGCCTCGTGGAAAAACCACGCATTGCACGGCAACTGCCACAAGCTCGTGACGGACATGGATCGGTATGTAGAGTCATTGTTTTAAGGAGTGTTTTTTTGAAACTTGATACAAAACGCGATATTGGAAATGCTGGTTTGTCGGTTGCAATAGCATATTTTGGATCGAATGGCTATACGGTATCTGTCCCGTTAAACGATACACAACCGTACGATTTAATTGTTGATAAAGATGATGTTTTATCACGAGTCCAAGTAAAAGCAACAAACAATGTTATTTACAACGACGTATATGCTCTTTCGTTACGAACAATCAGCGGCACAACAAGAAAAGCGATGAGAACGGTTAAAGATACAAATGTCGATCTGCTTTTCTGCTTGTGCGGAGATGGAACAATGTATCTGATTCCAACTGATGAGATCAAGAATAAATCAGTTCTGGATCTTGGGAAGCGCAAGAGCAAATTTGCCGGAAAAAACGTGCCGGATTATTCAAAATACATCGTCCAGTTATAATGGAAGGGTACTCAAGTGGTAAGAGGATGACCTGCTACGTCATTAGGTCGCGAAAGCGGCGCGAGGGTTCGATCCCCTCCCCTTCCGCCAGCCGTTTGTGGTGGACGGCAACTGGTTCTCCTTTTGACGGCGGGAAAGACCGCTACAGCCGCGTAAGTGCGGCAGTATGCTGGGAACAGCCCGAAGGACGGGCAGCGAGCCATATTCGCGGTCTGCGGGTTCGAGTCCCGCTTCTCAGCACGAGCCGACATAGTGCGGTTCCTCCCTTTCTAAGGTATATATGACGACATCGCGGATAAGCGTCACGCCTGTGGGTGCAGAACGCAGGTGCTCCGGTGCAATTCCGGTGAGTCCGCAAAACAAAACAAGGAGTAGTTATCCATGAGATGTGAAGTCGCAAATTGCAGTAACTATGAAAATGGATACTGCGTATCGGATTCGTATGTCAGCATTGACTCTAACGGTCAGTGTGATCTCATGTCCACTATCGGCGGAGCGAGCAACGGCTTAAATCCTTGCCCGTTCTGTGGTAGCAAAAATATTAAGTTTTCGGTCAAGACCGCTCAATCCAATTTTGAGCGGATCTATCACGCATCGTTGTACTGCAATAGCTGCCACTGCTACGGATCGCGCGTCTTGCGCCATGTGAACGAGAACGAGTCGCGAAACAACATTGAAAATGACGCGCAGCTTTTCAAGCAGGCCGCAGACGCCTGGAACAGGAGGGCATAACGATGATCTATCTTGACCACGCGGCGACCACGCCGGTCGATCCGCGCGTTTTGGAGGCGATGCTGCCGTGGTACTGCGCGGAAAACATCGGCAATCCGTCCAGCATCCATTCGCAGGGCGTCGCGGCGAGCAAAGCGATCGAGCGCGCCCGTGAGCAGGTGGCGGCGATGATAAATGCGGACGCCTCGGAAATCTTCTTCACCTCCGGCGGCACGGAGTCCAACAACGCTTGGCTCGCCAACGTATGTGGCACGGTCGTCACAACCAAGGCGGAGCACCACTCTGTAACGGAGCCGCTGGAGCATTATGGACGCGGCGCGTTCGGCGTGCCATACATCGCTCTGGACATCGCGCAAAACGGCTGCGTTGATCCGAAATGGCTGGATTTTGAGATACTTCGCAACGATATGCCGCATCGTATCGGCGCGGCGTCCGTCATGTGGGTGAACAACGAGCTGGGAACCATCAATCCGATGGAGAAAATCGGAGCGGTTTGCAAAACGCATGGTATCCCGCTCCACTCGGATGCGGTGGCGGCTGCCGGTCATACGCCGATCGACGTCAAAAAGTGCCATGTGGATATGCTTTCGGCGTCAGGTCACAAGTTCGGCGCACCGCTCGGCTCAGGCTTCCTCTATATCGACAGCAAAATTCACAAGAATCCTCTGATTTTCGGCGGCGGACAGGAGCGCGGGATGCGCGGCGGAACACCGAATGTACCCGCAATCGTCGGGCTTGGAATAGCTGCGGAAATCGTCACGAAAAGTCTGTCCGTACAGATGGAAAAGTACGCAGCGCTGCGCGACATCTTCCTGCGCCGCCTTGCCAATCAGCTTCGCGGCTCTGCTCTGTTTCGCGTCAACTGCGATGATGCGCCGCACATCGACAACATCATCAGTCTCACACTCTTCGGCGTTCACAGCGAGGCGCTTCTGCTGCGGCTGGATATGGAGGGCGTCTGCGTTTCCGCAGGCTCGGCGTGCTCATCCGGCTCCGGTATCTCCCATGTGCTCAAGGCGATCGGGATGCCGGAGGAAGAAGCGGCCTGTACGGTACGCATTTCCCTCGGCGCTACCACAAACGCGGCGGACATGGTGGTCGCTGCGGAAAAAATCGCGGAGATTTCGCAAAAAATTCTGAAAATGTCTTGACAAAAGCAAGACAATAATTTATAATCGTAGGCAGAAAGTGTTTCTCGGCGCTTTCTGCCTTTTCGATAAGCAAGACAATAATTTATAAAGGAGTGGAATCATGTACTGCGGTTACATCACGAGAATCGAAAACCTGCGCAAGCACAGCAACGCGGATCGGCTCCAGTGTGGTGAGTGCTTCGGCAACACCGTCATCGTCGATCTGAAGACGCAGCCGGATGAGCTGGGCGTGTACTTCCCCGTTGACGGAAAGCTCGGCCTGGAATACGCGACCGAAAACGACCTGCTGCGCCGCAAGGACGAGAACGGAAAGCCCGCCGGCGGCTATCTCGATCCCGACAGGCGCAACATCAAGGCGCTCAAGCTGCGTGGCGAGAAGAGCGATGGGCTGTTCATGCCGCTGCGGAGTCTCGCGAAGTTCACGGACGTATCCAAGCTCAAGGAGGGCGACCAGATCACAATGCTCGGCGGCGTCACCATCTGCGAGAAGTACATCCCAGCCGTCAACCGTCGCGGCGGAAGCGCTGGCGGCGGAGGCAACCGCACCAGAAAGAAGCGCGCGCCGATCGCGCCGCTCTTCGCCGAGCACGCCGATACGGAGCAGCTTGCCTACAACCTCTCCGCGTTCTATCCGGGCGATCTGGTGGAGATCACGCTCAAGATGCACGGTACGTCTCAGCGCACCGGCTACCTTCCGACGTTCAAAGGCTACAGGCGCACGCTTCTCGACAAGCTCCTGCGCCGCGACGGAACGCCCGTCTACGACTGGGGTTACGTCTCCGGCACGCGCCGCACGGTTCTGGAAAACTACGAGGGCGGCTGGTACGGCAACAACACCTTCCGCGAGGAGCACAGCAAGGCTTTCGAGGGCAAGCTGCACAAGGGCGAGACGGTCTACTATGAGGTCGTCGGCTTCACGACGGACGGCAAGCCCATCATGGCGAGCGTTGACAACAAGAAAGTCGATCAGGCCAACGGCGACAAGGAGTTTTCCAGACAGTACGGAAAAACGACGACCTTCTCTTACGGCTGCGACGTTAAGGGGCGCGACGAGCTGGTTCCCGCCGAGGGCGGCGGCGTGATGACGCGCCACGTTCCGCAGTCTGACCTCTACGTCTACCGCATGACCATGACCAACGAGGACGGCGACGTGGTGGAGTATCCGCCCGATTTCGTCCGCTACCGCTGCAAGCAGATGGGCGTCAAGTGCGTACCGGTTCTTTGGAAGGGATATATTCCGGAAACGCCGAAGCGTTATTCGTCCAACGAAGATGGTCTTACCTTCCGCGAAGAAGAGTGCAGCGCCGGTGAATACATCAAAGAGATTGCAGAGCGATTCTACGACGGCGCTGATCCGGTCGGCAAGACACACGTTCGCGAGGGCGTTGTCGTCCGCATCGTGGATCGCCCGAAGTTCGCGGCGTACAAAATCAAGAATTTCTCCTTTAAGGTTCTGGAGGGGTTGGCGAAGGACGTCGCCGCCGCGCCGGACATGGAGGAGGCGCAGGAGCTTGTCACGGAAAGCGGTGAGGAATCGTGACGGAGCTTGAGCATGATGCCGTAATCATGGCGCGGCTGCGCGAACACCTCGATGCCGTAAAAGACAAGCATCCCGAATACGTCGGCATTTTCCTGCAAGGCTCGCAGAATTACAAGCTGGACTATGAGGGAAGCGATGTCGACTCCAAACTCATCGTCCTTCCGACATTCGAGGACTTCGTTCTCAACCGCAAGCCGCACAGCTATACGCACATCATGGAGAACGACGAGCACGTTGACGTCAAGGACATTCGCCTTATGTATGACTGCTTCCGCAAGCAGAATATCAACTTCGTCGAGATCCTGTTCACGAAGTACCGCATCCTAAATCCGAAGTACGAGGCGCTTTTCAAGCCGGTTCTGGATGCGCGCGAGCGCATCGGCCATTACAACGACTTCGCCGCGCTCAACTGCATGGTCGGCATGGCGCTCGAAAAGCAGAAAGCTCTCTGTCATCCGTATCCGGCGACGATGGATAAGATCAAGAAATTCGGCTACGATCCCAAGCAGCTCCATCATATCCTCCGTCTGGAGGAATTTATGGATCGCTGGATGGACGGCGTTCCATACGAGGACTGCCTGATCTCCAAACGTGCCGACTGGCTGCTCGACGTCAAGGTGAACGGAGCGAAGGACGAGAGCACGGCCGTTGTGCTTGCCAATGATGCGGTCGGCAGGATGACGCTCGTTAAGGACTCGTATATGGATTTCCACACGCCGAAAATCGACCGTGGCGTTGATGAAATCCTCAACGCAACTCTTGTCGACCTGTTCAAAAAGAACTTTCTCAGTGAAATTCAAAACGAAAAGGAGTAACGCCATGAACATCGTATTTGTCCAGCATTTCGGAAGCCCGAAGGAATACTGCTTTTCCGTCCCCGATCACCTGACCGGCGTTGTCAAGCGCGGGATGCGCGTGATGTGCAAGACCGCGCGCGGCGAGGAAATCGGCATCGTCAAGACCGGCGTGATCACCGGCGACGGCGCGGCGGACATCGCCAAGCTCCACGGAGCGCATTTCCCGCTCGCCGAGATCGACGCTGCGTATGCCAGCATCCCGATGGACGGAATCAAGATCCCCGCTCGGATGCAGGACACCATTCCCGCGACCGAGAAGATCACACAGCGCATCGAAGAGTACAAAAAGGATCATGCTTTCCATACGGGCGTCGCGCTCAACAGCGCCGGCGAGTTGGTCGACGGCTACTCCGCTTACCTCGTCGCCAGGATGCTCGGTCTAAAGTATATCCCCGTCTACACGCGCTACTACTTCGACAACGGCGGCGATGATGAGGGGAGCAAGAGCTGATGGCGCAGGTATTTTACATGATGGTCGGTTTGCCTGGAAGCGGCAAGACGACGATGGCGCGCTCAATCGACGACTCTCTCCCGTTTGCGCCGAAACTCTGTATCCATTCGAGCGACGCGATCCGTCTGGAGGTTTTGGGAGACGAGAACGACCAGACGCAGCAGGAGCTTGTTTTCGATACGCTTCACAAGCGCGTTTTTGAAGACCTCCGCGCCGGTAACGATGTCGTTTACGACGCGACGAACATCAGCTACAAGCATCGCCGCTCTTTTCTCCACCGCCTGCGCGGTCTGCATATCGCGGATTTGCGAACGGTCTGTGTTTTCATGGCAACGCCATATGAAACGTGTCTCGCATACAATCGGAGCCGCGAGCGCGTCGTGCCGGAGAGCGTGATCGCCGATATGTACCGCAGATTTGACGTCCCGATGATGGCGGAGGGATGGGACGAGATCGAGGTCTACGGTGTTCCCGGTTACGTCGATGGTTGCATCGACGAAAAACTATGCGCACTCTCCAACATTGCGCACGACAATCCGCACCACACGCTGACCATCGGGCAGCACTGCTTGGCGGCGTGGGGTTATATGGTCGAACAGTATCCGAAAGCGGACGTCGTTCTTCTCCGCGCGGCGCTGCTGCACGACATCGGCAAGGAACGCACCAAGGCGTTCATCGACAGCCACGGCGCGCCGTGCGAAACAGCGCACTACTACAATCACGAGCGAATCGGCGCATACGAGAGCTTCTGCTACACCGGCGATCTTTCGCCGGAGGACGCGCTGATGGTGGCGCTATTGATCCGCTGGCACATGGCTCCGTTCGTCGTCACGAAGTCCGACCATCCGCCGAAGACGGAGGCAAAGTTCAAGGGCTTGCTCGGCGAGGAAGTCTGGCAGCAGATCATGGTGCTGAACAACTGCGACCGTCACGCGCACTGAGCGCGTATCAAAAACCATAAGCACGACATAAATTTATAGGAGGTTTTCAACATGGTTCACTACATCAGGCTGAGGAACAAGCGTTTGCGCGCCGGCATGGAGTTCGGTCGTCACGCGAAGGGCTGGAAGAAGCCCAAGGACTATATCGGCAAGCGCAAGACGCGCCGCCGCATGGCGAAGAAGAGCCGCCAGCGCAATGCGGCGAAACTGAAAGGAAGGAGCTAATACCAATCGCGTTTGGTGTATGCCAAACAAATTTACCTTTTCGATCAAGCCCATCAAGGAGTTGCTTGATCGGCGCGTTGTGGGGGGGGTAGTCGTTGATCCGTTTGCGAATGACAGCAAAATCGGAACCGTAACGAACGACATCAATCCCGCCTGCGACACCACATACCACATGGATGCGCTGGATTTTCTGAAAATGTTTGACAGCGAATCCGTTGACTGCGTGCTCTACGATCCGCCGTATTCGACGCGGCAGGTATCGGAGTCCTACAAGGGCTTCGGATATGAGGTCACGCAAGAGACCACGCAGGCTTCGTGGCGCGCGAAACACCTTGACGAGATCGCTCGCATCTTGAAAAAGGACGGCATCGCGATCTGTTTCGGGTGGAACAGCAACGGAGTCGGCAAAAAGCGCGGTTTCGAGATGGAGGAGGTGCTGCTTGTCCCGCACGGCGGCAGCAAAAACGACACCATCGTAACCGTGGAACGAAAAACAATCTGACGAAAGGATTACTTATGAAATACAAGACTGCCCTGTTTTGTGAGTTCGACAAGTGCGCCGCAACGAGCTACGCCGCGATTCACGGCGTTGATCCGGCGCTGAACATCGGCGACATCACCAAGGCCGATGAAAAGGCCGTACCGGATTTCAACACCATGTTCGGCGGCAGCCCTTGTCAGGACTTCTCTATCGCGGGCAAACAGGGGGGGGGCTGCGTGGACTTGTAAAACCTGCGGTCACACCTATAACCCGTTAGAAGCTCACTACACCAAGCGCGACAAATGCCCGAAGTGCGGCTCGACCGACATCGAGAAAACCCGCTCTTCTCTCTTGGTGGAATGGCTCCGGTTCCTGCGCGAGAAAAAGCCGCGCTTCGCGATCTATGAGAACGTCAAGAACATCACCGGCTCCCGCTTCCGCGACACGTTCAACATGTTCGTGCGCGAGCTGGAAGAGTACGGCTATAACGTCTACTGGCGCGTTCTCAACGCGAAGCACTACGGCATCCCGCAGAATCGCGAGCGCGTTTACTGCGTCATTGTCCGCAAGGATCTGGACAACGGCAAGTTCAAGTTTCCCGATCCTGTCCCGCTCAAAGCGACTTTGAGCGAAATGCTGGAGGACGACGTTGACGAAAAGTATTATCTCTCCGACGAAAAGGTCGCCGAGATGATCGAATCGTCCGATTTCGCCCCCCCCGTCCCGTAACATCAGTCACGCCGTCCGCACAGGTGGACGCGGATCGACCGATCGCCACACATGGGATTTGCTCTCCGTCGAAGACGGGCGCAAAGCTCAGCAAGAAGGGCGAGCGGTTTGAAGGATACTCTGATGTATCCTTGGCTCTCCTCGCGAGAGATTATAAGGGATTCGGAAATCAGCAGATGACAGGAGTGATTGAAACAAATGGGAAAGAAAGCGATTGCGTGCATCGCACAGCCCATTGACCGTGCCTACAACCTGCATGGGGGGGGGCGTCGCGAACACCTTGAGTTTTTCTCAGAACCGATTTCGTATGCGATCCGCGCGCAGGTAGCGCCGCTGGTCGCGGAATGGGAACAAGATAATGCCGAACAAAATGATCTATCCGGCGGCGATACGCGGTCGGTATGACAGTGGGGGGGGTATCGTACAACACCTCGAACCACGACCAGACCTTTGCACGAACACCATAACGTGCGTGCAGAAAGACAATGTGCTGCTCGTCTATGACGAGCCGGAGGACGCGGATGGACAAATTCCAGATTGAACGGTTTACCCCCCCTATCGTATTGCATCGACGCAAATTACTACAAGGGGACTACGGTGGAGCAGTTCATTCAAAAGAGACGGAGGCAGTTAGTAATGAATATGCAAAACTTTCGCGTGCGCAAGCTGACGCAGCGCGAGTGCTGGCGCTTGATGGGCTTCTGCGACGACCAGTTCGACAGAGCGAGGAAAGCGATGAACGAAAAAATCTACAACGGCAACGATAAGTGCGGCTCGCAGCTCTATAAGCAGGCCGGCAACAGTATTGTGGTCGACGTGCTCGAACACATCATGGAAAACCTCTACGACGCCATGCCGTATCTGTTTGACGATATGGTGGTCGGCTCGTTCTTCTCCGGCATCGGCGCTTTCGAGGCTGCGCTGACGCGCTTCGATCCGATGAACGGCGAAAAGCAGACCGGAGTGCCGGCGGAAGACGTTGAGCTGCGTCAGCTCGGTTACATCAACAACTACAATGGCGACGCGAATCGTATCTACGATGGCAGCACGATCTCCCGTGCGCTCAAGGCTGAGGCTGGTGGGGGGGGTGCGAAAACCGGATGGTACAGCGTGCCGAAGCGTGACGATACTGGACGTCAAACAGATGTCGCGCGAGGGCAAACCGCGCGTGTACGATAAAGGGTTTTCACCCGCTGTTACGGCGAGAGACTACAAAGATCCACTTCGAGTTTTGGAGGAGTGATGCGGAATAGATCAAAAATTCAACATTTTGTACGTTGATCCGCCTTGGACGTTCAAGACATACTCAAATAAAGGGAAAGAAAAATCTCCGGAGCATCATTATAAATGTATGACGCTTGATGACATTTACAATCTGCCGATTGCAGACATTGCCGCTGATGATTGTGTATTGTTTCTTTGGGTTACGTTCCCACTTTTGCGCGAAGGACTCGAAGCAATACGCAGATGGGGTTTTGAGTACAAGACTTGCGCTTTCAACTGGGTTAAGCGCAACAAAAAGTCTGATAGCTGGTTCTGGGGACTTGGATACTGGACGCGATCAAACAGTGAGCTTTGTCTTTTAGCAACCAAGGGAAGCCCCCCCCGTCAAAGCAAATCGGTACATCAGATTTGCGATGCGCGTGTTATGCGTCACAGTCAAAAGCCTGCGGAAATCCGCGATCGTATTGTTGCATTGTGCGGCGATTTGCCACGAGCCGAATTATTTGCACGCGAGCAAGCAGATGGGTGGGTTAGTTTCGGCGACGAGATTGACGGAAAAGACATTCGTGATGCAATAGGAGAATATGCGCATGAATAATGAAGCAGTAAGGATCAAGCAGGCCACCAAGCAAGGCTTTATCGAGTGTGCTGTGGGGGGGGGCTGTGGATCTGTCCTACCCGAACAGTAAGACGCGGCGCGGCAGAGTCCAGGAGGGCGGAACGATCTGCCCGACGATCACCGCGCAGCAAACAGGAATATGCGTAATTGAAAGGAGTGACACGACTTGAGCATTTCCCTCAAAAACCGGCGCGAAGCGTTCGACGCGATCAAGCCGGAGCGTGAAAACAGAAAGTCCAAGATCCTCTCCGTGATGAAATGCGGCAATCCGGACGGCATGACAGCCGAGGAGATCACCGATGTCCTCTGCAAGAACGGCACGATCCCGTCCACCGATCGCAACTACGTCAAGCCCCGCCTTACGGAGATGCGCGATGACGGCATCGTCAAGGAGGTCGGCAAGCGCCGCAGCCCGACGACCGAGCGCAATACGACCGTCTGGAAAGTGGTCAAAACATGATCCAGCCGTACATCTGTTTGGAGTGCGGCGAGCTGTTCGATGAGCCGCAAACCGTTGTGGAGCGCCACGGCTTCAAGTCGCCTCCGTACGAAACGACTACATGCTGCCCGCACTGCGGCGGCGCTTACACGCGAACGATCGTATGCGACGGCTGCGGCGAAGCTGTCACTGGCGACTACGTTCTCATTGAGAGTGAGAAAAAATGCTACTGCGACGCCTGCTTTGTGCTGCGGTCGCTTGACGATTAGAAAAGCGCGACACTAATTTATTTCAAGGAGGATTGTATGGCAACTGAGAAAAAGGAAATCGCCATCGAGGAAATGAGCATCTACCAGAAGCTCGCCGGCATCCGCAAGATGGTCGAGGTCATCCGCAAGAACAAGAGCGGATACAACTACAAATACGTCTCCGAGGACGAGATCCTTGCCAAGGTGACGGCCGGCATGGACAAGTACCACGTTCTGCTCTATCCCGGCATCGTCCCGCAGACGATGGACGTCACGCCGTATTCCTACACGAAGGTCAAGGGCGTCAAGGGCGGCGGCAGCGTCGAGGAACAGGTCAACGAGGTGCTTGTCAACGCGGACATGACCTTTACATGGGTGAACCTCGACAACCACACCGACACGCTCGAAGTGCCGTGGACGCTGGTTGGTCAGCAGAGCGACGCATCGCAGGCGGTCGGCTCCGGTCTGAGCTATCTTAACCGCTACTTCCTGCTCAAGTTCTTCCAGATCGCGACGCCCGATGACGATCCCGACAACTGGCGCTCGAAGAAGATGGAGGCGGCGCAACAGGAGGAAAAGAAGCTCGTTGAAGGCATGATCGAGGAGATCGGCGGCGTGGTTTCCGAATACTTCCAGACCATCACGGATGAAGAAAAGCTGAAAAGGGCGCGCGGCGACCTTGCCGACGTGATCCGAAAGTACGTCAAGGACGCCAAGGGCAAGCCCAGCGGCGACTACCGCAATCTGAAGGACATGAAGACGGCGACCGAAGTTTTCGAGGCCGTTAAGAAATTTATCGGAGGTAACGAAGAATGAACAAAATCGAAATTTCCGGACGTTTGACCCGCGATCCTGAGCTGCGCCATACGCAAAGCGGCAAGGCGGTGTGCAACATCAACGTCGCCGTCAAGCGCCCCTTCACCAAGGACGAGACGGACTTCATCGACGTTGTGCTCTGGGAGCAGCGCGCGGAGTTCGTGTCGAAGTATTTTTCCAAAGGCAGCTTCATCATCATCACCGGCTCACTCCAGAGCCGCGACTACGAGGACAAGGAAGGCAACAAGCGCCGCGCGTGGGAGATCAAGGCGGATGACGCCGAGTTCGGCGGCGGAAAGAACGACGGCGATGGCAGCGGAAGTAGCTATGATGATGCCGATGAGGAAGAGCAGAAGCCCAAGACTAAGAAGTCCGGCAAAACCTCCTCGAAGAAGAAAGAAGCGCCCGCCGAAAGCGACGGCGACGGCGAGGACGAAGATCTGCCGTTCTAAGGAGGCGCTATGCGTTACGACCTTTTGATCGCGCCGATGGAGTGGAGCTATTCACGCATCTCTCTGTTTGAGGATTGCCCCTACTGTTGGCTGCAAAAGTACATCTACAACGTCGAAACGCAATCCAAGTTCTTCGCACAGTACGGGAAGTACATGCACGACATCCTGCGCATGTACTTCACCGGCGATCTGAAAAAAGGCGATCTTGCGGCGTATTACCTCATGCACTTTTCTTCTGAGGTGTCGGCGGTTCCGCCGAGCCAAAAGATCTACGACTCGTACTTCGAGCAGGGACGGCAGTACCTCAAAACGCTGCCGCTCCCTCCCGCTCGGAAGATCCTCAAGGTTGAGGACGAGATGCACTTTCAGTTCGCCGGTCATCCGTTCGTCGGATTTCTCGATCTTCTCTCAGAGGACAGAACGGGAACGAAATACCTGACCGACCACAAATCCCGCGCGCTCAAGCCGCGCAGCAATCGCGCCAAGCAGACCGTATCGGATGTGGAGCTGGATCAATACCTGCGCCAGCTCTACATTTACGCGGAAGCCGTACACCAGATACACGGGTTTTACCCGGACTATTTGGAGTTCAACTGCTTCCGAAACGGCGTTTGGATTTGCGAACCGTTCAAAGAAAAGAGACTGCACGAAGTAGAGGAGTGGGCGGCGCAGCAGATCGAGACCATCACAAAAACGGACGATTGGCTTCCGATGTTGGATTTCTGGTACTGCAAGCACCTGTGCGACACGAGCGGAGCGTGCGAGTATGAAGAGCTTCTTTAGGGCTAAAAGGAGGTGGTCGCCTTGCAGATTGACAGAGAAGCGATCATGCAGGCGAAAGAAAAACTCGGCGACGAAAACGCCCGCGTGATCGTGGAGGAGCTTGACATCCAGGACTATGACGAGCGCGACATGAAATGCTGCTGCCCGTTTCACGCGGAGAATCATCCGTCGTTCATCTACAACAAAAAGGGCTACAACTTCCGCTGCTTCGGCGCGTGCCAGCGCAGCTATGACATTCTCGACGTGCTGATGTATAAGGGCGCGACCTACGCCGAGGCGTGCCGCAAGCTCTTTGACCTTGCCGGTATGCCGTATTCCTTCGGAGAGCTTGGTGTCAAGACGCGCCGACAATATCGCTATCCCAAGGAGGTCGTCTGCGAGGACAAATCCAAGGTTTATGAATACTTCAAAAAGCGCAAGATCAGCCCGAAAACCATCGACTACTGTGACGTCAGGCAGGATGACAAGGGTAACGTCGTGTGGAATTACTACGACACCAACGACGTTCTCACGATGGTCAAATACAGGCCGGCAAGAAAAGTCGAGCACGGCGAAAACAAGTGCTGGTGTCAAAAGGACGCCGACACAACGCCGCTGCTGTGGAACATGAACCGCATCAACACGACCGCGCCGCTCCTCATCTGCGAGGGCGAGCCGGATTGTCTCTCGGCGATCGAAGCCGGATTTACGAACGCCGTGTCCGTTCCGCTCGGCAGTGGAAACTTCCACTGGATCGAGGAAAACTGGGACTGGCTTGAGCAATTCGACTCCATCATCATCTGCTCCGACAACGATGAAGCGGGTTTGAAGATGCAGAAGGAGTGCATCTACAGACTCGGAAGCTGGCGCACGAAGGTCGTCGAGGTTCCGCAGTGGTACGTTAAGTCGAACGGAGAGAAAATCCCCGTCAACGACCTCAACGAGGTGCTTTTCCGCTTCGGCAAGGAAAAGGTGCTGGAAATCATCTTGGATGCGAAGGACTCCCCCGTTCCAGGCGTTGTGGACTTCGCGGACATCGAAGACCTCGACCTCGACGCGATGGATGGCATCAAAACGGGACTTCCGGAGCTTGACCGTTACCTCATGCGGTTTTTCTACGGCACGCTGAATATCGTGACCGGCATCAACGGCAGCGGCAAATCGTCTCTTCTCAATCAGGTGATTTGCCAATGTCTCGACCGTGGCGAAAACGCTTATCTGTTTTCCGGTGAGCTGCCGAATTTTCAGGCAAAGAACTGGATCAACTACATTTTTGCAGGTCAGCGCAACGTCGAGGAGAAAAATTACGACGGCTCGCCGTACTACAAGATCAAGCCGGAGGCGAAGCGAGCTATCAGCGAATACTATCGCGGCCGTCTTTTTATCCGTAAAGACGGTGAATCCAATAAGAAGACCGACATCTTGCAGTCGATGGAGGACTCCGTTCGGAAGTATGGCTGCAAGCTCCTGATCCTCGACAACCTGACCGCCATGAACCTTGAGTGCAATGACGACAACAAGTACGACAAGCAGGCGGAGTTTGTGATGGATCTTATCGCGTTCGCCGTGAAATTCAACGTCGCGCTGATCCTCGTCGTGCATCCGCACAAAATCGAGGCAATGCGACGCCTGAGCAAAATGGATGTGCAGGGCATTTCCGCGATCATCGACCTCGCGCACCGCATCATTTCGCTCTATCGCGTGCAGGAACGCGACCATCAGGGCGAGCCGAAGCTGAACGGAAGCGGCTGGCGCGTCAAGCCGATCAAGGGCGACGTCATCATCGACATCCTCAAAGACCGTCTGAACGGTTACGAGGGACGCAGCCTTGAAGTGTTCTACGACCGACCTTCCAAACGCTTCTTCACGACGGAAGAGGAGCTGGACTATCAGTACGGTTGGGATAAGACGAAGTACACGACGCCGCTGCCGTTCCCGCCGCAGCAGCTCATGGAGACGGACGATGAGGATGAGGTATTTGGCGAAGCCATGTAATGATTTTAATTTAGTTCCAAAAAAGAGCGCCGCGCAGCGCGCGGGCATGTCTCTTGAGGAATCGGGAAAGAGGTAATTATGAGCGAGAATTACGCAACTTTGCACTTGCACTCCGAGCTTTCCCTGCTCGACAGTGCAACGAAGTTTCAGGACTACATCAACCGCGCGGTTGAGCTTGGACAAAAGGCAATCGCCTTTACCGAGCACGGCAACTGCTACCAGTGGGTTGCCAAGAAGCTCGCCTGCGACGCCGCCGGCATCAAGTACATTCATGGCGTCGAGTGCTATTTGACCGAAAAGCTCTTATGGGAAGATCCGCGCACCGGCGAAACATCCCGCGTGCGCGACAACTTCCATACGATCCTCCTTGCGAAGAACATGGACGGTCTGCGTGAGATCAACGAGCTTGTCAGTCGGTCGAGCACGGAAGATCACTTCTACTACAAGCCGCGCATCACGTTTGACGAATTTCTCGGTATATCCAACAACGTAATCAAAATGAGCGCGTGCCTTGCTTCGCCTCTCAACAGGCTTCCCATCACGCACCCGCTTTATGAGCGGTTGGTAAAACACTACGACTATCTCGAAATCCAACCGCACAACCATCCCGACCAAATCGCGTTCAACCGCCACCTTGCGGAGATGTCGCAGAAATACGGCATCCCGCTGGTGGCAACCACCGATACACACAGCCTTGACAAGTACAAGGCGGAGTGCCGCACGATGATGCAGCTCGCCAAGCACATCGAGTTTGCGGATGAGGACACGTTTGACCTTACCTACAAGAGCTACGACGAGCTGTGCGAGATGTTCCGCGCGCAGGATGCCATACCGGAAAAGCTCTGGGCTGATGCGATTGAGAACACAAACGTCATCGCGGACTCCGTGGATGCGTTCGACCTCGACAAGAGCTTCAAGTACCCGATTTTGTACGGCGAACGCGATCGCGGCGTCTTGATGGAGCGCATCGAGCAAGGCTTGCAGGCGAAGCTCGCCTCCGGCGCTGTAACGCATGAGCAGGAAGCGCCTTTCTGCGCGGCGATTCAGGACGAAATGCACGTCTTCGACAAGATCGAGATGTCCGGTTTCATGCTCTTTATGAGCGAGCTTGCGACGTGGTGCAAGACGCACGACATTCCGCTCGGCTTCAATCGTGGTTCGTGCGGCGGTTCCCGCGTGGCGTTCCTGACCGATACGACCGACCTTAATCCCGAAACGTGGAAAACGGTCTTTAGCCGCTTCGCGAACGAAGACCGCAAGGAGATCGGCGACATCGACATCGACGTCTCTCCGTCCGACCGCGACAAGGTGTATGAGTACATCATCAACCGCTTCGGTCAGGAGAAGACGGCGTACATCCTCGCCATCGGCACGATCAAGTCCAAGGGCGCGATCGACGAGATTTGTCGCGGCCTCGGCGTTCGGTGGGATAAGGAGCACCTGCATGATCTTCGTAAGCTAAAGCAGCAAATTGCAGATTTGAAAACTGCAAACAGCGATGAAGCCAAGTCGCTGCAAAAGGAATACGAACACCTCAAAAAAGAGAATGATGCAATCTACGCGAAAAACCCGTGGATCGGTAAGATCTCCACGCAGATCAAGGATGAGTTCGAGGTCAGCGAAGAGAAAACGCGCGAAAAGTATCCTGAAGTCTTCTACTACTACGACGGGCTGTTGGACGTCGCGATCTCACAATCTATGCACCCAGCCGGCATCGTCGCAAGCCCAATCACGCTGCGAGACAACTACGGTACGTTCCTCTCGGACGGCAAGGAGATCCTGCAAATCGACATGGATTGCGTCCACGACGCGGGGCTTGTCAAATACGACATCCTCGGACTCAAAAACGTCGAGATTATCAAGGACGCCTACAAGCTCATCGGGACGCCGTACCCGAAATCGCATGAAATCAACTGGAACGATGAGGCTGTCTGGAAGGATATGCTCCGCTCCCCCGTTGGGATCTTCCAGTTTGAGGGAGACTTCGCGTTCTCCATGCTCAAGCAGTACGAGCCGCACTCGATCTTCGATATGAGCCTCATCACGGCGGCGCTGCGTCCGTCCGGCGCGTCGTACCGCGACGACCTGATGAAGCACAAGCCGCACAAGAATCCGTCAGCGATCATCGACGAGCTACTTGCCGACAACTATGGCTATCTTGTCTATCAGGAGGACGTCATCAAATTCCTACAGCAAATCTGTGGTTATTCCGGCAGCGCGGCGGACAATACGCGGCGCATGATAGCGAGGAAGAAACCGGAGGAGTTGGCAAAGGCGCTTCCTGATATTTTAGACGGTTACTGTAAAATGTCGCCGCAGCCGCGCGAGGTCGCGGAACAGGAGGCCAAGGAGTTTGTGCAGATCATCTCCGATGCGTCGAGCTACATGTTCGGCTACAATCATTCGATCGGCTACTGCATGATCGGTTATCTCTGTGCTTATCTCCGCTACTACCACCCTTACGAGTTCATCACGGCGTACCTCAATAACGCCAACGGCGAAGAGGACGTCAAAAGCGGCAACGAGCTTGCAGTCGCGTACGGCATCAAAATCGTCCCGCCGCGCTTCGGCAGGTCGAAAGACCGCTACCTGTTCGATAAGGATGAGCAATTCATCTCAAAAGGCATCGCGTCGGTCAAATACCTCAACGCCGAGGTCGCGAATCAGCTCTATGAGTTGTCACACGTCAAGAAGCCTGACTCGTTTATGGAGCTGCTGCGCGTTCTCGACACGGAAACGCGGTTGGATACGCGCCAGCGCGACATTCTCATCCGTCTGGACTACTTCTCTGAGTACGGCAACGCCCGTGAGCTTCTTCGCATGGTCGAACTGTTTGCCTACTTCAAAAACGGAACGGCAAAGAAAATCGCAAAGGAAAAGCTCAACGAAGAGCTTGAGGAGATCGTATCTCGGCACGCAACCGACGCCGCAAAAAACGGAACGGTCGCGAAAAGCTACACTATTACGGACATGGATGGCTTGCTTGTCGAGCTGGAAGAAACCGTGCGCGGCTTCCATCTGGAGGATTTTGACTTCAAAAGCAAAATGCAAGATCAGTTGGAAAACCTCGGATACGTTGACTTGACCAGCGGCGACGAAAAAGACCGCCGCAAGCTCATCATCATGGACGTCTACCCGCTCAAGAGCAAGAAGGACGGAGCTGTCTGGGGCTATGCGCTTCAAACGCGCTCCATTGGCAGCGGTAAGACCGCGCGCCTGACGCTGCGTGCGTCCAACTACAAAAAACAGCCGATTCGGAAATTCGACGTTATTTTTGCAAAGTCCATTTCAAAGAACCAGGCCGGCTTCTGGTATCTCAACGGCTACAACGTCGTCATTTAAGGAGGAACTATGAAAACCAAGCACATCACAAACATAACCGACTGCTTACTTTGGTTCATCATCATCGTGTCGCTCGTATTCGCCATCGTTTTCGCCGGCGTCAATTCTCGCCTGCGCCGCGAGGTGGATGAGCTGGAAGAGGCGATGCAGCAGCTCAACGCCAACGCCGAAGAGATGAAAAAAACGTGTGACGAGCTGCACGCGCTCAACGCCGACCTTACGCTCCAGCTCTACGAGCTGCAATCCGAGGCCGACATCGAAACCGTCGCGGAGGAAGCGTTCGCCGAAGAGGTCTATCCCGCTATCGACGAGTGGGGCTACGATTTCGATTACGTTGTCCGCGTCGTCGGCGCGGAGGCGCGCGGCGAGCCGTTCGAGGGCATTATGGCGGTTGCGCAGTGCATCCGAACAACGGCGGAACGCACCGGTCAGACGCCGGAGCAGGTCGTCAAGGTTCCTGGACAATACGCTTCGCCCGTATCCAAGAGCTGCACGGACAATATGGAGACCGTCAACGAAGCGTGCCTGCTCGTTTTCGGACAAGGGCAAAACGTGGTGGACGACACGATCGAGTTTTTCTGTTCGACATATACTAATTCTGCGTTCCACAACAGTCTGCGCTATGTCTGTACCATCGGCGGTCATAATTTTTATTCTTCTCATTAGTACGACAATAATTTGTAGGAGGTTTCTATATGGCAAGAATTGACAATGTTGAGGTTTTCGGTCTCGCAAGCAGTATCTTCCGCAGCGGATACCCGATGATGGATCACGCGCCGACGCGCGATGAGTTCAAGGCGGCGGTCGAAGAGATCGAGACCGCGATCATGACCGGCGATTTCAACAATCCGCACATCAAGCGTGCCGTCAAGCTCGCGCAGGCGAAAGGTGGCGGTCACGACCAGTTCCTCACCGGCATCGTCGTCAACTTCGACCTCACGCTTACCAACAAGGCGTGGGTGGAGGCGGAGCGCTACAAGTTCCTCAACTTCATCTCGTCCATGAGCACGATGCACCGCGCGTCCGTGCTCCCCATCAAGGATCAGTGTAACGCGCACGTTCTTCCCGCGATCTCCGACCTCGTTGAGGATTTGCAGACTGCCTACAACGCGATCGACGGAGAGAAGTATCCCGAACAGAAGCGACAGGCGTATCTCGACCTGCTCTACAACATCCCGTCCGGCTTCGAGCTGACGGCCGGCATGACGACAAACTATCGCTGCTGCAAGAATATGTACGCGCAGCGCAAGGATCATCGGCTTCCCGACTGGCGCGAGGGCGTTTGTCCGTGGATTGAAACGCTGCCGATGGCGACCTATCTCATCACGGGGGAGGACAAGGTATGAAAATCGTTTGCATTTCCGCCAAGGCGCAGCACGGCAAGGACACGACGGCGGGCTTTCTGAAGGAGATCCTGGAAGCGCAGGGCAAGCGCGTGCTCATCGCGCACTTTGGCGACGCGGTGAAGTTCGTCGCCGAGAAGTATTTCGGCTGGGATGGCAAAAAGGATGAGCGCGGCAGAACGCTCCTTCAGTATGTCGGGACGGACAAGGTGCGCGCGCAGTCGCCGGACTACTGGGTGGATTTCGTCGTCTCCATGCTCACGTTCTTCAACGGCGAGTGGGACTACGTTCTGATCCCCGACTGCCGTTTTCCGAACGAGTACGAAATTTTCCTGCACTGCGGCTTCGATGCCACGCTCATTCGCGTGGAGCGTCCCGGCTTTGATAACGGCTTGACGGAAGCTCAGAAAGCGCATCCGTCCGAGACGGCGCTCGATGGCTACCCGTACGATGCGGTCATCACGAACGGCGGCACGCTCGAACAGCTCAAGCACGCCATCGAGTACGCGGTTTACGCGGAGGGCATCGTATGAAAAAGCTCACGATCTTGACCGACCTCGATGATGTTCTGTGGGACTTTTGCGGCCTGTGGATCGCGGAGCTGAACCGTCGCTATGGAACAAACGTCATGCCGCATGACGTCACCGATTGGGAAATTGCCAGATTCTTCCCCGATCTTACGTCCGATCAGCTCTTTGCTCCTCTGCACGACGATGGTATCTGGCAGCGGATTCTTCCGATTGCAAACTCGGCAACGTACATTCAGCGTCTCATGCTGGACGGTCATAAAGTCCGTGTCGTTACGGCGACGCATCCGACGACGGTTCCGGCGAAAATCAAACGGTTTTTGGAGCTGTTTCCGGTGTTCAGATGGGAGGACATCATCATCGCGAGCGACAAAAGCATCGTGCGCGGCGATGTGATGATCGACGACGGGACGCACAACCTTGAAGCCGCAGCCAACAGCGTCAAGCATCTGTTCCTCTTTCATCGGCCGCACAACCAGTTTTACGATGCCAAAGCGCACGGTATGAAGCGCGTCAAAACGTGGTCGGAGCTGTATCGGAACATTTCCGAGATTGCGGAGGCGTGCGAATGATACGGGTGGCAATCAACGACAATGGCTATATCCCGCAGTTGGAAGCCGCAGGAGATCCGCTTCACATCGCGGCGGAGCTTGCCGCCGTAGCCTGTGAGATCTATGCGATACTCAGCCAGTCAGACGCGAACACGGCCGACACGTTCAAAACGGCGCTGCAAGCGCTTCTCAAAGATAGCGGCGCTGCTTGGAATGTCAACAATTCGAGGAATACCGGCAGAGGCGGCTGCGTGATCGCCCGCGCCATGCCGGATTCTGGAACAGAAAACGAGGAGGACAGATAAATGGTAAAGCTGTATTCGACGAATTGCCCGAAATGCAAGGTGCTCGAAGCGAAGATGAACGAAGCCGGCATCCAGCATGAGGTCTGCACGAACGTTGACGAGATGATCGCGCGCGGCATGACGTCCGCACCAATGCTTGAGGTTGACGGGGAGCTGCTCAACTTCTCTGCGGCGAACGACTGGATCAATGGCGGCGGAACTTCTTCCGAACCGACTACTGCGCCGCGCTGCGACTCGTGCAATATCTGACAGGAGGGCAAGGAATCCATGAACATTGAGCTGAAACTTTCCAAGGACTTCGAGCGTTGCCTTGAAGACCTCAAAAAGAAGTACGGAGAAGACTTCGAGTACATCAACGGCATCCATCCCAGTCAGCTCGACTTCTCCGAGTTTATCGAAAACTTTGTTGACAAGGATACGCTTGCCGACGCGAGCATTGATCCGAACGCCAACGCCAACCATAAGGACATCCGCAGCTTTATGACCGAGAAGGGCAAGAGCGAAGATAAGCTCTTCGGTCTCAACAAAATTTTCTACGAGATCAAGAAGAAGTGGGGGCTTCGTACGGCGAAAGAGTGGTTGGAGCAGGAATTTTCCAAGGGTTTCTATCTCAACGACTCCGCGACGGCAAGCTACTTCCCCTACTGCTGGGCGAACGATTTTACGCGGCTCGCCACGGAAGGGCTGTTCTTTCTCAACGGAAACTTCGAGGACGCGGACGGCAATATCCGCTTCGTCCAGAAGCGATACAACAACCAAGCGCCGAAGCATCTGACGACCTACTTTGACGATGTGGTCGAGTTCGTGTCCTTCCTTTCCAACCGGCAGAGCGGCGCGGTCGGTATGCCGAACATCCTGATCTGGGCGTGGTACTTCTGGAAACGCGACGTCGAGGACGGATACTACATGAAAGATCCCGACTATTACCTGCGTCAGCAGTTCCAGAAGCTCATCTACCGCCTCAACCAGCCGTTTCTCCGCGTGGATCAAAGCAGCTTTACCAACATTTCGATCTTCGACCACCCGTACATGGAATCCCTCTTCGGCGGCGTCCAGTTCCCGGACGGCACGTTCGCCATCGACCATATCGACGATCTGGTGGAGTGCCAGAAGGTGTTTATGGATGTGGTCAGCGAGATCCGTGCCGTCAACATGTTCACCTACCCCGTGCTTTCGTATTCGCTCCTCAAGAAGCCGCTGACGCCCGAAAAGGTAAGCGAGATGATTCAGACGCGCGAGTGGGACGTTTTCGTTGACGCGACCTTCGCCCGCTGGTGCTCCGACCATAATATCGACTGGTCTGACAGCAACTTCTTCTGCAGCGATAACGTAGGCGTGCTCTCCAACTGCTGCCGCCTCCTCAGCGATACCAAAAAGCTCGACGCTTTTATCAACTCCATCGGCGGAACGGCGCTCTCGGTCGGTTCCTGCCGCGTGAGCACCATCAACCTCGTCCGCATCGCGTATGAGAGCAGCTTCGACCAGGACGAGTACATCAAGATCCTCAAAAAGCGCGTCCTTCTCGACTGCAAGGCGCTCTACTCCATGCGCCACATCATCAAGCGCAACATCGAAAAGGGCTTGCTGCCGAACTATCAGGACGGCGCGGTCGAACTTGACAAGCAGTTCTGCACCATCGGCGGCATCGGTATGTACGAGGTCATGGATCTGTTCGGTCTGATCGACACGGACGAAGCCGGCAACAAGAGCTATTCCGACGAGGCGGTCAAATTCGCCACGAAGATCCTCGACACGATGAACAAGGTCAAGGACAGCTTCGAGTGCGACTTCTCCTTCAACATCGAGATGATCCCCGCCGAGAACTGCGCCGGCGTCATCTGTCAGGCGGATAACCTGCTGTACGAGCAGGATCGCTACTTCATCTACTCAAACCAGTGGATACCGCTCATGGAAAAATGCACCATTGCGGAGAAGTGCCGCCTCGGAAATCTGTTCGACGCCAAGTGCGGCGGCGGCTGCATCGCCCACATCAACATCGAGAACCGCTTCCCCAACACGGACGTCGCGTGGGATATGCTCAACTACGTCGCGGCGATGGGCGTCATCTACTTCGCTTTCACGACGAAGATCTCCGTCTGCGAGGACAAGCACGCCTTTATCGGCACGGCGACCTGCCCGCACTGCGGCAAGCCCGTTGCCGACACCTACGCCCGCGTCGTCGGCTTCTACGTTCCGGTCAGCAGCTACCAGAAAATCCGCAAGCGCGAGTTCGACAAGCGCCGCTGGTTCAACGTGCTCCAGAAGGACGGTCTGATGTAATGAAGCTGCGCGGTCTTGTCGCAGAGGATTTCTGCAACTTCAAGCTCCCATCCATGTTCATCGCGAGCGCCGTTTGCGACTGGAAGTGCTGCACGGAAGCGGGACACAGCGCCGACCTGTGCCAGAACAGTCCGCTCGCGCAATCGCCGATCCGCGACATTTCGGATGAAACGCTTGTGAAGATGTACCTCTCCAATCCGATCACAAAGGCGATCGTCGTCGGCGGCTTAGAGCCGATGCTTCAATTCGACGAACTGCGGCATCTTCTCTCCGCGCTTCGCGCACGCGACACGAAAAGCCCGTTCGTCATTTATACGGGCTACTATCCCGAAGAGATCGAAGACAAGCTCGTCGCGCTGCGCGGTCAGAACGTCATCGTGAAGTTTGGGCGCTACATTCCGAACCGTCCCACGCGGTATGACGACCTTCTCGGCGTTACGCTCATATCCGACAACCAGTTTGCACTTGCTCTGTAACGGCAAAGCGGCGGCGGAAATCCGCCGCCGCGCCGATGGCGCATTTTGGATGAAAATTTTTCAAACCATTTATGTTTACGGAAAGGAAAAACGAAAATGGGATTTTCTACGATTGAGACGATCATCAAGCACCACAACGACGCCGGCGACGTCGACCACGAGAGCCACAGCATCAAAAACTTTCCCGACGACGCGCCGGATGTTTCGATCCGTATCCGCTACCTCTCCGATAAAATTCCCAAGCTCTGTTACGTCGGCGGAAAGTCCGACTGGATCGACCTCGCTGCAGCGGAAGACGTGACCATGAAGGCCGGCGAGTTCAAGCTGATTCCCCTGGGAGTTGCCATGCAGCTTCCCGAAGGATACGAGGCCATCGTTGCGCCGCGTTCTTCCACCTACAAGCATTTCGGTATCAAGCAAGCGAACAGCATCGGCGTTATCGACGAGAAATACTGCGGCGACAACGATCAGTGGCGCTTCCCCGCCGTCGCAGACCGCGATACGGAGATCCATACGGGCGACCGCATCTGCCAGTTCCGCATCGTGGAGCACCAGCCGAAGCTCGCCTTTGAGGAGGTTAAAACGCTCGGCAACGACGATCGCGGCGGCTTCGGCTCCACCGGAACGAGGTGACTGGCATGACGGTCTTTGAATATCTCCAGACACTTCCGCAAGACCTCTTTGAAGCGACGCTCATGGGCTTGATGAGCGTCCCGATGGAGGAAACGGCTGAAAAGGCTTTCCACGACTGGATGAACAAGCCAGCTTCCGACTATTTCCCGAACACCGATGATGTCGGCACAATGGACGCCGACGCCATTCTTGTCGAGATCGGTAAAACCATCAAAAAGATGGATGATGCGGAAAAGGAAGAGCTGCGCCGCGCGCTTCTCGGCTACTGCGAGACCTGCGATCGCATCAACCAGCGCCTCGCGGACATAAAAAAGGCGGTGAGCGACGGATGATCGCGCCAAACTCCGTTGTATTTGGCGACTGCTTGGAGGTCATGCGCGACATCGCCGATGAGAGCGTCGACATGATCCTCTGCGACCTCCCCTACGGCATGAGCCGCAATAAATGGGATAGCGTCATTGATCCGGTGCTGCTCTGGAAGCAGTACGAGCGCATCATCAAGCCGAACGGCGCGATCCTTCTCTTCGGACAGGATAAATTCACCGCGCGCATGATGCTCTCCAACGAAAAACTCCACCGCTACAACATCATCTGGGATAAAGTGCTCAAAAGCGGATTTCTCAACGCTAAGAAAATGCCGCTGCGCGAGCACGAGGATATCATGGTTTTCTACAAGAATCCGCCCGTCTATCATCCGCAGATGGAGCTTGGCGAGAAAAACCACAGCAAGGGCAGAGCGGTCGGAAAGCAGGCGAACGACGTTCACTCCAACCGCAGCTACGGGAACTACACGCTGGTCGAATCGTCTGACAGCAGCCTCAAATACCCATCGTCGATCTGGCGCTTTCCGAAACCGCATCCATCCGTCGCGCTGCACGGGACGGAGAAACCGGTGGAGTTGCTTCGCTACGCCATCCGCACGTTTTCCGACGAGGGCGGTGTGGTTCTCGACAACTGCTGCGGAACCGGCTCGACGCTTCTCGCCGCGAAACTCGAAAACCGCCGCTACATCGGCATCGACAACGGCTTTTGCGACAAGAAAAGCAGCCCGTATTACGGTTTGCCGTGGTCTGACGTCGCAAAGGCCAGATTGGAGGCACTAAATGAGCAACATTGTACTGAATCAGCATGATCTTGCGCTGTACTTAAACGGCGATCTGGACGTTTTTGCTGTTCCGGCCGAGCAGGTGAAAGACCTCTCCTCCGGCGAGGTCGGTGTTCTGGAACAGCACTATCGGATGCACGCGACCGCCTGTAACAAGAAAGAGACGAGCGTGCTGCGCGAAATTGACGGCGTTCGCTATCTCTACGACGGCGAAACGGTCTGGAATATCGGCGGCGAAGCATGGTATGGCGAAAAGCCGATGCTGGAACCCGGCGAAGAAAAAGTCTTGGTCTTCCGCGATGACCGCCTCAAGCCAGCCAAGCGGCTGCCTGAGTACGCTATCCGTCACTTCATTCGCGTGGAGTCCGTCGTCCAGAAGCCACTGCAGAGCTTCAGCAAGCAGGACATTCGCTCCATGCGCCTTGACTACGCCTCCACCGGCGACCAACAGCTTCTTGTGAACGGCTACGAGGGCATCAAGGATTACGAACTGCTGTATGCCTGGTGGAAAGCGCGCTACAAATCTACGCTCAGGAATACGGATAATCCACTTGCGGTCATCCTCCGCCTTGCTCCTCCGGCAGAATAAAATTCTAAAGCAAGCCAAAAATTCACGGGTTTCCTCTTGACATCGGGGAAATCCGTGATATACTTTAGGCATAGCACGACAAGAATTTATTATAGGAGGTGCATGTTTTGAGCGACTTTGTAAAGCCCGTACGAGTGACAGTATCTGTGCGTGACGCTTTTCGCGCCATTTTGGACTGTAATATCGTCAAGGATTTGCACGACAATGAAGAAATCTGTCCTGTCTGCGGCGGCACCGGCATGAGGATCGAGGACAACGTGTATGGTATGACGGAAGATCCCGACAAGACGGTTGGGCGCTTCCCGTATAAGCACCAGTCCATCTCTTTTTGCCAGAACTGCTACAACGGTGTCGTTCGCCGCTGCCAATACTGCGGCAAGCAGCTTCCGCGCGGTCGTCTGGTCTGCGACTGCGATTACTATGTCCATAAACGCGAGCAGGAGCGCGACAAGAAGGAGCGCGACGCTATGGCCGATGCGGAAAAGCATCCGTCGTCCGCGCTCGGCACGACATTTCTGATGGCGCAGAGCGACTTCTACCCGCACAACGACGGCTATTTCAGCGAATGGGAAGAGTTTTTCGACGCGTGGAACGAGGAAAACGAGGAAATCACCAATCGTCCGAAATATGTCTGGGGAACGGACGAGACCGAGATGCAGATGGACGCGGCAGACATCGTGGAACGCGCCACGGAGGACATGTACGAGGATGCCATGAGCGACATCGGCGATGCGCCGGTCAATGAACTGCAGCAGTATCTTGACGGCTGGATTGCCAAGTACGGCGTCAAGTCCTATTGCGAGACAAACAAGCACGCGATCGAAATTCCGTGGAAGGAGTACGACAATGGCAAAGAAAACTGACAGCCTCGGCGACCGCATGAAGCGGTACGAAGCCGTTCCGAAGCTCTATCTGACGCGCCGCGTACCGGCCATCATCCGGTTGGACGGCAAAGCGTTTCACACCTTCACGCGCGGCATGAAAAAGCCCTTCGATCCCGTCCTCATGCAGACCATGCAGCGCACTATGAAGTATCTCTGCGAGAATGTGCAGGGCTGCATCCTCGGCTACACGCAATCCGATGAGATCACGCTTGTCCTCACGGACTACACGACCATCACGACGGATGCGTGGTTTGGCTACGGCGTTCAGAAGATGGCCAGCATCGCCGCGTCGATGGCAACGCTCGCGTTCAACAATGCGTTTATGAACGTAATTTGTGATCCGATGCTCCTCAGCGGCGCTGACTACTATCGCTATTGCGACAAGGGATATAAGGCGCTTTTTGACGCCCGCGTCTTCTCCGTGCCGAAGGACGAGGTGGCGAACTGCCTCATCTGGCGTCAGCAGGACGCGACGCGCAACAGCATCGAGGCAGTCGGTCAGGCGAATTTTAGCCAGCGCGAGCTTCACGGAAAGAGCTGCAACCAGATCCAGGATATGCTCTTCACCGAAAAAGGCATCAACTGGAATGATTTTCCGGTCGACTGCAAGCGCGGCTCGTGCTGCGTCAAGCACACGCGCGAGCAGAATATGGAAAACCCGCGCAATCCGTGCGAGCAGATCACGGTCATGCGCCGCGTATGGGAGATCGACCACGAAATCCCGATTTTTACGCAGGATCGGAACTACATCGAGCAATATCTGTAAGGAGTACGCAAATCAATGAAGACTATCACCGCAACGCAAAACGAAGATGGCACGTTTCACGTCGTCATCACCAACAAAACCATCCGCCGCAAACTCCTCGGCCTCGGCAAGGAAGAGGAGATCATCGAAGGCTCCGTGGAGTACCAGCGCGCCGTTATCGAGGTGACGCCGCTGTGCTCGCCGGAAGAAGCGGCGGCTTCCGGAAGACTTGTTATGTGAGGAGGTGTATCGCCGATGAACAGGAAGCAAAAGCGCGCCCTGGAGCGCAGTCTGCGTTCCACGAAAGGCGCTGAGGTCATCAGAAAGATGCTCACGGAGGCGTCAAGTCATGCGGAAAACCCGCTCGCGGACGGAGACGCCGTAAAGCTCAACGTCGAGCGGATCAAGTCCAGCGCGGAATGGCAGAACCTTCAGCCTGCCTATCGAGACTTCGTGGAACGCAACGCCGACACGGTGTTCATCGCGAAAATTCGACGCCGCAGCGACGGCGGCTATCCCGTGACGGTCGATTTGGAGGGCTGCGACTGGTCGTTCTGGGAGGGCGATTTGATCCGCGTTGACAAACCGGAACAGCCGTAAAGGAGGGCATTATGTTTCGACTGATCATTGCCGGAGGCCGCGATTTCGATAATTACGAAGCGCTGAAGAAAACGGTGGATTACCTGCTTTCCAACATCAGCGACGAAATCGTCATTGTCTGCGGCAAGGCGCGCGGCGCGGACACGCTCGGAGAGCGTTACGCAAAGGAACACGGTTACAAGGTGCTCTACTTCCCCGCCGACTGGGATGGACTCGGACGGCGCGCCGGAATCGTGCGCAACGAGGAGATGGCGCAAAATGCGGACGCGCTCGTCGCGTTCTGGGACGGCGAGAGCCGAGGCACAAAGAACATGATCGAAACTGCTCAAAAATACAAGCTGCTCGTCCGCGTCAAGCGGTATCACAAGAAAAACGGAAAGGAGTAGCGCGCTGAATGAATAACAGCATTTTTCTTCCGCGCCGCATCCGCGTCGGTTTTCAAAAGCGCGAAGACACCTACACCAAGAAGCTCGCCTACGTCATTTACTACGATGAAAAAGGCAAGCTCCGCAAGGAAGCGTCGTGGGAAAGCTGGCGCAGCAAGGAAATCAAACCCGTCGAATACGACAACGAGCCTACAGAGGGATTTGTTCTAAACAAAAAGGTCGGCGGTTACGCCGGCGACTGGGGCGATTTTCGTCAGGCATACGTTCGCGTCTACGATCCGCGCGGCTTTGAGTTCGAGATCACCATTCCGAATCTGCTCTATATTCTGGAGCACACAAGCTCCATCAAAGGGAAAGGCCTGGAAGATCAATTCGTTTATGGCTGGGACGGTACGGATCTCGTACTGCTGCCGACGTGTTCGCCGGACTATGCCGCTCTGACCGCGCTCAATATCAAACGCTTTGAAAACGAAACGGTAAAAGCGAAGGATTTGAAAATCGGCGCGACCTACCTGACAAAGCAGAATAAGCGCTGCATCTACATGGGGAAGTTCGATTATTACAGCTATGGGTACTTCTTCGACGGCAAATTCTTTTCGAGCTATACCAGAATGACAAAATATGCTGAAAAGAACAATCTGACAGTTAGATCAGAAAGACCTTTTACAGACAGGTGGGGCGCAAGACAATTCGACAACCGATATACAACGGGACGCGGAACAGATGAAAAGCACTTTTTCTTCTATTTCCCGGATGAAAAGAATTACTACGGAAACGTAGAGCCAAAATTTGACACCTATCATTCAATTTCCGGACTTCTGATTGATACACTCTCTGACCAGCCCGCAGAAAACTACTCGGAGCTGTTCGACACGCTTGAACATCTTGAGATCTATTCTCCGATTGACGAGAGCAGAGACAAGCGTATGGATTACACCTTCGAGGAGTTTTCCGAAGAGCTGAAAAAACACCCGTACAGGGTGGTTGTTCTTTCGAGCGTTGGGAAAATCCAGATATGGAATGAGGATCGCGACAATCCGACAGAGAAATACTACGTTTCTCTCGAATCCTCCGGCGTTGACAAAATAGGCAAGTTTTTCGCGCTCGATCCTGACGACCGATACGGCAAGATCATTCCCGTCACGGCAAAAGAGATCTTTGAAAAGATCCATCCGCAATACATTGCGCAATACCTGAAAAACGGAAAATTTTACAGGAGGTATATCCCATGAGCAAAAACGACGATAAGATCATTACTCTCAAGAAGCAGATCGAGCAACGCCGCGAGGCAATCGGTAAGCCGATCCATTTCTCTCCGCTAACGAGCTGCGTCATCGAGCTGGACGGCATGAACTATAACATCAACGTGCTCAAGCGCGACGAGCTGATCCTGCTCTACTGCAAGCTGCGGGCGTTGGCTATGGCCGCCGACAGTCTCGGCATCGACCAGCCGATCATATCCGGTTTCCAGCTCAATTTCTGGTGCGCTGACATCGGCGCTCGGATCGCCGCGATTGATCAGAAAAATGATCTCGCCCAGCTCGCCGACATGGAGAAGCAGCTTGATAAGCTCCTCTCCAACGATAAGCGCACGGAGCTGGAGATTGACGCCATCGCCGCCATGCTCAAGTAAGCGTCTATGGAGATCAAGGTCTACGACGGCAACTTGCTCTTTGACTCCAAGGTCGATGTGATTTGCCATCAGGTGAATTGCCAGGGCGTTATGGGAGCCGGCATCGCCAAACAGATCCACCGCGAATATCCGCGCGTCTTCGATTAGTATAAGGCGTACTGCGACGCGCGACGCGCGCAAGGCGATACGCTGCTCGGTTCGTGTCAGCTCGTCTATACGGACGACACGAAAAAGCGCATCGTTGCAAATCTTTTCGGGCAGGAGCACTACGGGCGCGGCAAGCAGCAAACGGATTACGCCGCGCTCGACCGCGCGCTCACAAGTCTCGGAAACAACAAATTTCTCCGCGAGAACAATTTTACGCTCGGTTTCCCGTGGTTTATGGGCTGCGCGCTCGGCGGCGGCGACTGGAAGATTGTCTTTCCGATGATTGCCGCCGCGCTCGCAGGCTATCCCGGAAAGGTTGAAATCTGGAAAATCTAACTGAATATGAGGTGAACTTATGAATCTGGACGTCATGTTCTCGTCGAAGTCAAATGAGTGGGCTACGCCGCAGGATTTCTTCGACGAGCTGGATTCGGAGTTTCACTTCACCCTCGATCCCTGCGCAGACAAGTCCAATCACAAGTGCGACCGCTATTTCACGGCGGAACAAAACGGACTTGACCAGTCGTGGGGGGGCAAACGGTATTCTGCAATCCGCCATACGGCAGAGCCATTAAGGACTGGGTGAAGAAAAGCTCCGACGAATCCGCAAAACCGCACACAACGGTCGTCATGCTGATACCGGCGCGAACCGACACAAGCTATTTTCACGACTACATCTACAACAAGCCGAACGTGGAGGTGCGTTTCGTCAGAGGGCGCTTGAAATTCGGAGACGGCCAAAATTCCGCCCCGTTCCCAAGCATGGTGGTTGTATTTCACAAGAAAGGAGATGGTACGGCTTGATCCTGTACTTCAAAAACGGACACGGTCAGCTCCGTCGCATCGGAAAGATCGACGGAAGAATGAGCGCCGAGAAAATCACGGCGGAGATCGACCGCCAAATCAAGGCGTTTTGCGATGAGCGCAAATTTAAGATCTACTACACGCGCATCTGGAACGAGGACTGGAAAGGTCGCCCGATGACGAAGTTCGACGTCGGTAGCCACAGCGAGTTCTTCTACACCTCTCCGCCGAGCTACGACCTCTATGTCACCGTCCGCGAACGGCAGAAAGTGGAGGCGAAAGATGGATAAATTGACGGCAAGGCAGATCATCCAGCGCGAAGCGGAATGTGTATCACGCCAGCAATGTGACCGGGATTGCGGAAAATGCGATCTGGTCATGGATGCAAACAACATTCTCGCTGCGTATGCGCGCGCGATTGAGCTGCTGGAGGCAGAAGAGCGCGGTGAGCTGGTGCAGCTGCCTTGCAAGCCAGATGCGATGTTCTACATTCAGCGCAAAGGCGACGATGTTCCCTGTCAGTCCAGCTTTGACGGAGCACTTATTGATGGCGAGGGCAACATCACGCTTTGCGTCGATCCGTTCTATGAAACAATTCACGGCGGAAAAATCAAGGCGTCGGATATAGGCAAAACCGTCTTTCTTGCTCGTGATGAGGTCAGAGCCGCGCAAAAGGAGTAAAACAATGGGTAGAAAAGTACAGTGTGTCAATTATCTCTCCGTCTAATGTGTCATTTTGGATGCCAATGCCGGAGCCACCACTTGATGCGACAGCGACTTCATAAGGAGGAAAATTTAATGAAAATTTGTCCGCTTCTTCTTGGGCGTGGATACAATCACGATTGCAAGGGAGGCTCTTGCGCTTGGTGGTGCGAATTTGCAAAAGATTGTTCTATCCCAGTTGTGGCTGGAATTTTGGCAGATAGCAGCATTTGCCAAAACATTTTTGATGCGAAACGCCCTCTTGAAGATAGAGACTTTTTTGAAGTTGGACGATAAAACGGTGATTTGACATGGAATATGACAATGCGATGTTCGTGTGCGGTTACATCTACCGCTGCGCGGAGGAGATCAAAGAGGATGGCAGTTTCCCCGACCTTACCACAATGGAGCTTGCGCGGTTGCTTCTGCGCGATGTTTTAAGAGAGAGGAGTAAAAAGAAATGATTGAGATTTTGGCGGGCGGTGGTTTCGTAAACGCCATTGAAGAGCTTGGCTTGAACGCCGAGAAAAAGCACGATGACGGGGAGTATCAGGTGTGGCTTGTCGGCGAAGTCAGCTTCGACAGGCTGTGCGGGATTCCCGATGACGAATGGAAGGACGACTGGGGCTGGTGGCGATACTGCACCGGCTGCAACCTCGTCGGCAGCATGACGCACGAGTTCACCGTCAACGGGAAGCCTATGATCGGCTTCGTCAACGAGGGACGGTACTCTGACTTCGTGGAACGCCAGGAAGACAAGTCTGCGGAAGACTGGGAGCGCGACGAGGAAGGGTATTTCCCGACCGTTTACAAATCTTTGACGGAATATCTCTGCGAGCACATCGGCGCGAGCACGGAGAAGAACATCTGCGCAATCTCTGTCGACTTGGCAAAGATGAACAACATGACGATGGCGGAGCTGTTCGACCAGTACCAACCGGCGAAGGAGTAATCGCATGGCAAAGTACAAGATTGGCGTCACAGAGGCCGGCGACGCTGGGCTTGACCTCTCTTGGGAAAAGAAGCTCAAAAAGGTGGACGGCGCAATCCTGATTACGAAGAATGTCACGAGCGACTTCATAAGCGCCGTGCTGCGTAACAAGGATAAGGTAATTGTCCACGCGACCTGCACCGGCTACGGAAAAACCGTAGTAGAGCCGAACGTACCGCGAGCGGAGTATCAGCTTGGTGCTACCAAGTCGCTTGTGAATTGTGGATTTCCCATAGAGAAAATCGTCATCCGCGTTGATCCCGTCATCCCGACCGAAAAAGGCGTCGTCCGCGCGTGCAACATCATCAAAACGGCGATTCTGCTCGGATTCGACCGATTTCGCATCAGCGTACTCGACATGTATCCGCACGTTCGGCAGCGTTTTGCAGACGCCGGACTTCCCGATCCGTACAACGGGCGCTTCACCGCTCCCGACGAGCTTTTCAAAAACGTGGACATCATGGTGCGCGCCTGCAAGCTCTTCTACCTTGGAGTCTACGCGAAGTTCGACGGGCTAAGGATCGAAGCCTGCGCTGAACCGATGCTGAACGCAGACAAGGACGTCGGCGTGATACCGTGCGGCTGCGTGTCGGCTTACGACCTATCGCTCCTCGGCCTCGATCCGGACGACGCGAACGACGGAGAAGGCTACCAGCGAGTAGGTTGTATGTGCTATGGCGGCAAGGTCGAGCTGCTGAAACACAAAAAGCAATGTTCCAACGGCTGTTTGTACTGCTATTGGAAGTAGCAGACGATTTCTGAATAGTTTGCATCAAATTTCCCATTCAAAAATTACCCATCAACTGTTTCGCCGTCTTTCTCGTTGGCAGAAATGGAATGGAAATTTTTGAGCAAATCACTACAAAAAATTGAAAGGAAGACAAAACCATGCTCGACCACATCAAATTTCGCGGCAAGCGTCTGGACAGCGGCGAATGGATTATCGGCAACGGCATCCATTTCCCAAAGTCCATAAACTACATCGGAACGTGCTGGCTTGACGGCGGACAGCCACGCGCGAACGACTGGGTACAGGTCGATCCTGAAACGGTCGGCGAGTATTCCGGCTGCGACGACGTTTGCAAGACAGAAATCTATGACGGCGACATTGTGCGTGACCGCAACGAAGCGGTTTATGAGGTCAAGCGTATTTGCGGCGCGTTCTATCTTCTCCCGCAAAAGATGAGTGCAGTCAGAGGATATGTGCCTATGCTCATCGACGCATCTTTCGGCCTGACCATCATCGGAAATATCCACGACAACTCAAAAAGAGAGTGGATCGCGAAGTTTCTGGATAGACCCGCCGAAAACAAGGAGCCTTTCTGCCCCTTTGACGGAGGTTCATACTGCAACGACGCCTATTCGCAAAAATGCTACGAGTGTGGCATTGCCAGCGAAGAGTTCGCGAAGAACAAGCGCATGATTGGAGGCGCGCTATGAACAACATCACCTGCCTTACCGCACTGCGCCGCCGCCTTGTTGAGCGCAAGGAGGAATACCGCAAGGAGTACGAGCGAAACCTTGCAGGTCTGGATAAGCAGATCGACGAGATCGACCGCACGCTCGGCTATCTCAACGATGCGGTCAAGCCGTACATCTGCCCGCATTGTGGCGGCACAGGCTCCATTCGCGTCCCTGACGCCGCCGGTCAGTGTGAGGATGTGACCTGCCGCGTCTGCAACGGAACGGGCTTCAAATTCCAAGAAGAAACGCCATGAAAGAACGCAAGCACACGCTCTACCGCATCTACTATCGTGACGCGGAGGGAAAGGATTTCATCGTCTATGTCGGCCGGACGAACATGGACTTGAAGGATCGCCTGCGCGGTCACTTTCACCAGAAACCCATGCACCGCACCATCGACATCAACGGCGTGTCAAAGATCGAGTACGCGGAGTTCCAGACCGAGGCGGACATGAACCTCTACGAGATCTACTACATCCTCATGCTCAAGCCGATGCTGAACGTGGATGACAAGACGCGGGATTTCCCAACCGTTACATTGCCGGAGGTCGAGTGGCACGAGTGGAACGATAAGATTTTCGACAAGTGGCTGCGCGACGATAAAACACGCATGGACGAATACGAGCGCGACAAAGCCCGTTACTACGAGCTGACGGAGCGTATGCGCATCGTCCGCAGTATGCTCCACGTCGGCGAAATCACAGAGGACGAGTCGTACTACCAGATGGAAATGCTCCAGCAGGAGCAGCAGGAGCTTCGCAAGAAGCTGTACGGATAGGAGGAAAACAACGATGGAGAAGAAACCGAATCTTTTGATTTTGCTGATTTGTCTCGCGCTTTCGTGCTTTTTCAGCGGGTGGATCTTGAAGACCATGTGGGCGTGGTTCATCGTTCCGCTCGGCGTGATGCCTTTGAGCATCGCTCATGCGATCGGTGTGGACAGCCTGCTGACCATCTATCGCTTCCGATACAGAAAACGCGATGACAACGAGGATTGGTACATTCCGGTGGTTGGAGCGGTCTTCGGCAATTTGATCCTTTTGGCAATCGGCGCTCTGGCGCATCTGTTCATGTAAGGAGAACGAACCGTGTCTGAATTTTTGAAATTTCTCAACAAGCTGGTCGAAAGTTTCCCGCTCCATATCGAAATCGGCTACAACAAAACCTGCGATTGGAGCATCTACATCTACAAGAAGGGCTGCGCAAAAGATTATCCCAAATCCAAAGCCAGTGGCGACGATGCCGTGCTGTGCAACGTGCGGAGCTGTGACATGGAGCTTGCCTTTGCCAAAGCCGAGGTTCAGGTGAAGGAATGGCTGTTGGAGCACAACGGCGGATATTGAAGAGGGGCGTTCTTATGGGGGTTTACAATCCTTTGTCTGAAATGCCGCGCACCTGATGCCGTTTTTGCAGCGAGCCTCTTGACTGGACAGCAGACATACAGGAAAAAGAAAAAATAGGGCGTCGGCAAAACGCCGACGCTCATTTTATAAAGGAGGTGATCACTATGGATGACAATTTGTTCAGCGAGTATCCAGACGTCGTAACGGTCAAGCAGCTTACGAAGATGCTCAACATCGGGCGGAACGCCGCGTATTCTCTGCTGAAAAGTGGAGACATCAAAACAATTCGGCTCGGTAAACGCTATATTATCCCTAAAAAGAGCGTTATCGAGTATGTTTTGAGTGCGTAAAAAAATTAGTTCCATCTCAGCCATATCCATGATATAATATCGGCAAGGATATGGTTGACTGTCGCCCGCTGCACTGAAAGGAGGATCTAACTTATGGCGGTCACAGGCAACTTGCAAATCAGAAACAGTAAATACCACGCCGTAATCAATCTCTATGACGAAGACGGGAAACGAAGGCAGAAGTGGATCTGCACCAATCTGCCGATCAGAGGAAACAAAAAGGCTGCCGAGGCGTTCCTGAGCGACCAGATAGCAAAATATGACTGCTCTGTCGTGCCGTACACCACGATCACCGTCGCAGACTATTTCCGGAAGTGGTTGAAAAAAATTGAAAAGAAGGTCAGACCAAACACATATCGGAACTACGCCGCGAATATGGAAAACCACATCATTCCATATTTTGAAGCGAAGAAAATCACCCTTCAAAACCTCACGACGGAAGACCTTGAGCGGTACTACAGCTCCAAGCTGAAAAAGGGCAGCAAGCTCAGATCCGGCGAAGCTCTGTCGCCCACCACCGTCAAGCACCATCAGCAAAACATCAGCAAAGCACTCGCAGATGCCGTACACGACAAGCTGATCAAAACAAATCCAGCTTCAACTGTCGTCATGCCAAAGCCGGAAGGTAGAGTCAGAAAATTCCGCCCAGAATTTCTCAGCACAAGAGAAATCGACGAACTCATGTTCCTATTCGTAGGCTCAGTAGTGGAATTACCTGTACGATTGTGTGCGTTCTACGGATTTAGGCGCAGCGAAGTTCTCGGTCTGAAGTGGAACGCAATAGACTTCGACCGTCGAACAATCACCGTGGAAAACACCTTGCAGCAAGGTATTGGCGGCAACTATGAGGACGAAACGAAAACGGACAGCAGTTTGCGAACGCTTCCAATGTCAGACAGCATTTACGATCTGTTGACTCATCAGCAGGAACTTCAAGCAGAACGAAAGAAGCTCATGGGCGCATACTACATCCAAAACGACTTCATTTGCACATGGCCGAACGGAGCAATCATCACGCCAAACTATCTCACCAAAACATTCCATTCAATCGTAAGCAAAAGCACACTTCCAAAAGTCCGGCTGCACGATCTTCGGCACAGCGCGGCAACAAATCTTCTGGATATGGGATTTAATGTCGTGCAAGTTGCAGAATGGCTTGGTCACGAAAGCCCCAATACAACACTCAAATTCTACGGTCACGCAGTAAAATCTTCCAAGACGGAAATGGCTGATGCGTTAGACAAAGTGTTAGATAAGTGTTAGATGGGAGCGCGAAGGTGTTAGATGGCGATTTTTGCTTCAACTTTTGAGTAAAGAAAAAGCCCCGATTACCACTTTTTCAGCAGTAATCGGAACTTTTTGGCAGGGGCAGAAAGATTCGAACTCTCGACACGCGGTTTTGGAGACAGTATCCCCGTGTATTAAGTACGATTGTTTGAGTTTAAGTAGTACCTTTTAGTTTCACTTTTTACCCGATTTCCCATATAATTCGTCAAAATCGTGTTTTTCGGAAAAATCGCCGTGCATTTTTTCTGCAAAATTGTTAGACGAACTGTTAGATGAAAAATGGGCTAAGTGTTAGATGGACGAAAGCAGCCATATCCTTTTCTTTTAGTACCTTTGTTCCGCTAAAAGCTCATAAAAGAAATCGTCGTAGTCTGTCCCGTTTGTGTCCACCTGATTGCTCACGTTGTCGTCCTGCATGTGATTTCCCTCCCGTTCACAACACAGTTATTATACTATATTATAATGTATATGTCAATTCCGATTGGAACTCTGGTTTCATCGCCCGACTGTTCGGACGCTCAAACGAAAGCTCCATCTACTATATATTATAATGTATAGCAAAACTGCAAAAATAGCAGCTCTTATCCGTACGACAAAAAAATAGGGGAGAAGCCGGCGCAATGCCAACCTCTCCCCTAAATCTTTTCAGCCTTACAGAAAATCGTTCTCACGCGCGCATTTCTCATAGACGTCCTCAATGATCTTGATGCTCACGCGCGCCTTTTCGTTCTGGAAGTTCGGATGCTCGTCACAATATTTCACATAGTTGCTGATGTCCTCCAGAATGTTGTCAAAGTGCTCGTGCGAGTGCCGATCACCGCGACGGATCTCGTCAGCAAAGCGCAGGATGCGCCGTCGTGCGTCAAGCGCCCTGTCGAGATCGCGCTGCGCGTTCTGCTGCGCGTTCTGCTCCTTGATCTCGCCAATATCCTTCTTCACGCCGTCAAGCTCCGTGATAACGTCGCCGTTGATGAGCTTGCCAACCTTTTTCCCAAGCCAAGACCACGGACTGAACTTGACCTTGGACACCTCAATGCCGATCGAACCGAGAAACGCGGTCAGAGCGATAATGCCGCCCAAATGCGCAGTCGCCCATGCACAGATATTCTCAATCATGCCGCACCATCCGTTTCTTCGCCGCCCAATGCAGGAACAGCGGACGTCTGCGCATTTACGATCTTGCTCATCTCGCACATGTCGTCAATGAGCTTGCCGATTGCATCAAGATCCACCTCGTAGTTGATGGACTCGGCCGCAGCCTTTACCATCGCCAAAACCCATTCCTTGCGATCTGCGCCACTCGCGAGCTTCTGCTCCGCCTCTGCCATCAGGTTGATGACAAGATCCATCATGCGCGACCAGTTCTTCTCCTTCGTCGCCTTCTTGACGTACTTGACCAGCTCATAAATGAGCGTGATCACGGCGGTCAAACTTGCGGCGATCGACGCGATCAGACTCAGAACCAGCTTGACTTCCTCCATGTTCATCCCTCTCTTTCCTTCGGGCAACAGCATCCGGTAGAATACCGCACCCTTATTCAAATGCTCTCTTTGCTGTTATCGTCGTCCAATATCTGCGAATCCTCGACGACCGGCATGAAGTTGCGCGCTTGCGCAGCAGCGAACGTGATGCCAGCGCCGTCCGCGCCGCGATGATCGGACTTCGCGAGGTTCATGTAGAACGAACAGGCCGTGCCGTACGCGCTGTACGGAAGACCAACAAGCGCCGCGATCCACGGAAACGCGGCGTCGAAGCGCAGAATCGCGCACAAAAAAGCCAGCAAAAAGCCGCCTACCGTGACGATCCACAGCAGCGGCACCATATCGTCAATGCACTTTTTGGAAAATTCCAGCGCTTTCTTTTGGACGCTTGTGCTTCTCTTTGCCATATCGCCCACCTGCCGATCAGCCCAGATTGAGCTTCTTGCCATCCATCATGGCGCGCTTCGCCATAATTGCCGCCTGATAGCGCGGGATGAGCTGCATCGGGCGCGTGCCGTCCGTAATGCCGAGCCTTTTTGCCTCCTCCATCTCCGCCTCAGCCCATTTCGGAAGATCCTGCGTGGCAAAATACTCCTGCGCGCCGTTCACGATCTCCGCCTTTTCCTCCGGCGTCAGACTTGCCAAAAATTCCTTCTTCGTCATATCCAACTCATCTCCTTTGTTGTGAGATTTCGCGTCGATCACCCAAAAATACTTAGCCTCCGAGAAAAACGTGTCGGGATCGCCATTGGTGCGCCGGTCGGACGTGCTTGCCGGATCGTTGATCCGGATCTTGTTGTCCGCCCACCACACCACAATGAAGTGACCGCCGCCAGTCCACGTCCCCCGAATGAAAGGATCAACGGATTTCGGTTTCATCAACGCGATGATGTAGTTGCCTTCTTCGAGCTTACGAATGACTTTCTCACGCACGGGGCTGTTGCGGTTCATGCAAACCTCGTTTGTGAGCCGTTCGCATTTAAGCCCATACTGCTTGAACTGCTCTACGAAGTAATCGCGCGGCTGATAACTCGTACCCTGCTCCGCTACGACGTAGTTGTTCGCGCACGCCCATTCCATCGTCTCAGTCGGAAACACATCGCGCCCGATCAGTGTGGCGATCAGCATGGCGGCGCTGGTTTCGCCGCAGCCGCCTCCGCCGATGCTCATAGTGCCGCCGATGCAGGGATAGCGCTTACCGCTCCATCTTCCATCGGTCTGCATATAGTAAACGGGCTTTTTGTTCATAGTCTCGCCTCCTCCCCGTTTTTGGAACGCGCGAGGCGCGGGATTTCTCCCGCGCCAGTCGCTTATCCTTAATCGAGCAGTCTGGAAAACCGCTCGTTGACCTCGGCGCGTTCGTCCTCCAGAACAGTTGCGCCAAGCTGTTCGAGAGCCTTTGCCTGTTCCTTGATGATGCGGTTCTGCATCTCGCAGATCTTGCTCAGCTCTTCGATAATTTGCAGATTGCTCATGCGTTACGCCTCATACGGCTCACCGACGATCTCCTCGTAGCGCTCGGCGGTCATGCCGTTCTTGCCAGTCTCAACGTCACCGCGCAGAACGGTCTTGACGTCGGCCTTGCGGCTCTGCGGAACGTCGTCCCAAGTGAAATTGCCCGCCTCAAGACGGTTCGCCCAAATGCGTGCCATAGCAGAAATAGCCATAATCATACCCTCTCTTTCTTTTTAACCCATATCCATTTCGCACAGAGCGGCCTCGATCTCAGCCTTCCATGCCTCATTTGCCTCGTCGGATTCACACACGGCGGCTTCCAGTTCCGCGATGCTCTCGCCGTGCTCGCCGATAGTCTTGCCGGCGTCGTACTCGTTGAGTGTCACTTCGTCAAGATCCTCCATGTCGCGGCTCTTGCCGAGAGAGAACACACCAAGAGAAATGGCGATACCCGTGGCGTGCTCCTTCGTGGTGAGTCCCATATCCCCGTTGACAAGGCGCTTGATCCACGAGGGCTTGTCAACAAGAGCGATGGTCTCGCCATTCTTCTTCACTTCGTACATACTGTCTCCCATCCTTTCCTGTTCGGATAGAACCCGAACAAAGTTTTGAAATACTGGTTGGTCTGTTCCATGATCCGGAAGCTGTCCCCACGCTTCATGTGTCCGAGATAGCTGTTATACGCGCATCTGAGATCGTCATACGTCATCAGCCCGTCAGCGATCCGGCCTTTGAACTTCCGCAGCTTGCGCCGCATGATGATCGTCGCCCTGCGGCGCATCCTGATGTAGACGCGCCCGTTCTCGTCAAGCGTGAACTTCGTCTTGAGAAAGAAAACGCCCCGCCGAAGCGGGACGATCTTCGTTTTCTTGTGATTCAATTCAATCTTGGATTCTGCTGCCTTTTCCGTAAGCATCCGATAGCAATATTCCAGATACTCGCGGCTTTCGTGGATCAAATGCCCGTCGTCCATATACCTGCCATATCCGCGTATGCCAAGCTGCTCCTTACAGAAGTGGTCAAGCGCGCTCGGTAGCAAAAGCGCGTTCGTCTGCGACACCTGACTGCCAAGCCCCAGCCCGCAATCATGGAAATCGCTGATAAATCCATCGGATAATCTGCGAACGTCATCGTAGTAGAGCCGCCTCTTGGACTCAGCGAAAAGCGGCTCGTGCGCGGCGAGGTTGAAGTAGTCGTGGAAATCGTAGAACAGTACCCATCCGTCACGCCCGTGCTTGCGGTAATACTCCTTCAGATGCCGCTCAAAGCGCCGCAGCGCGAAGTCCATACCTCGATTTTGGAGGCTCGCGGTATTGTCATAGATGAACGCGCCGGAAAACGACGGAACGATGCAGTAGTCGCAAAGGCACTTCTGCACGACGCGCTCCGTAATGTGGACGCTTCGGATATGCCGCAGCTTCCCTCGCTCCACCAGATCGAAGCAGTAGAATTTCCCGTGGCGGAACGTGCCGTCCAGGATCGCTTGTCTGGAACGCGCCGAGTTGACGATCAGGTTGCTCAGATACTTTTGCGTAGATGCCTTCCATCGGACGTTTTTCGCCGATTTCTTGCCGGACAGATAAAGATGACGGAACGAGAACACTTCGTCCATCGTTCCGCACGCTTTGCTCCGCGCGAAGCGTTGCTCATCCCGTTTAGCCTTACGCCTGCGGTAACGCGCTTCGCGTCTTTCTTCACTTGTCATGTATTCGATCTCCCTTTTCTGGGTTCTTTTGCCTCCCGTACAGCTGGAAAAATGTGCGCGCGATAGCTGCGTAGCCTCAGTGACCATGAAACGGATATACGCACTTACCTCCGCCATGCAAGCACACCACGCATTTTTACCGCGTGGCGTGCCGAGCGCGCGTTCCTTACGCGATCGGCAGCGTCCGGTCAGAGGCATCGAGAGGCATGTTTAGCCTTGCGGCAAGGATCAAGCTCTCCTTCCATAAAAGTGCTCATTCGCCGTATTCGGTTACTTTTCTTGACTGTTTGCTTATGGAATCAGGGCGCGACGCCATTGGCGTTACTCGCGTTGTTATTGTTGGTGTTGCCGTTGCTGTTGACATTGCAGAAATTCGAGTTGCTGCCGTTCCAGTTATTCGGGGAACGCTCCCACCAGTAGTTCGCGGAACCACGGGCAGGCTGTCAGACCACATCGTAACGATTCAGAGCTTGTCCTGAATGGTATCAATCGGGCAGATTTGCGTAGCGCGCTCTGTCTGCCTGTTTGACCTTTGCGATCAGCTTCGCTTCCTCGGCGATATACTTGCCGAACTGTTCCATCGCGTGATCTACCCACGGGAACTTTTCGGGATTCTGCAAGATCGCGTCGTAGAGAAGCTGCAGCTTTGGATCAAGATTTTGGAGGGCGCAGTTCGCGGCGATCAGGTGGTCGCGGCGCATCTGAGCCTCGTGCTTGTTCAGCGGAATGATATTGTTCGCGGCGCGAACCTCGTCATGCACCGTTGAAGCAAGCGCGAAAATCTTCTCCGTCAGATAGGGCGCATAGCGTTTCGGCGCTTTGATGCAAACCGAAAGCGCAAACGCCTCAAGCTCTTTTGCGGTTTGGATAAACTGCATAGAGCTTTCGTTTCTTTTGGACTTGATAACTGACATAGATCTCTCCTACGCCCTCTCCCGCCCCATAGGAGGGGCGGGATGGACTTAGATAATAGATTAAAAATTGAAGCAGGGCGCGACGCCATTGGCGCCACTCGCGTAGTAAATGGCGGCGTCGCCGCCGCTGTAGACAATGCAGAAATACGAGGTGCTGCCGTCCCAGGTAGTCGGGGAACGCTCCCACCAGTAGTTCGCGGAACCATTGACCTTCTTCACGCGATTGGCAGCCGTATCATTGGCCTTGTACCACGCATAGCGCGTACCCTCGTTCGTTCCGCCCTTGGCGTAAGTGGCAGATCCGAAGACCTCCACCTCGGCAGGCAGGAAGAGCTTATCCGCCGTCGTGTTGAGCGTCGCCGTGGAAACGTCCTTCGCCGTAGAAACGTTGACCTGCTTGATGGCGTTCTGCGCGCTCGACGGGAAGTAGCCGAGCATCGTACCGCTCATCCACGTCCGAAGGTCGGAGTTGTGCCAGCCGTCTGTACTCGCCATGCTCGCTTTCATCTTCTGCGTGGTGTTGAAGCAGTCCACCATCTGCATGAGGATGCCGGCCTTGCCCGTAGTGGTAGCCGAACCGTATGCGGTCGCGCTCGTCAGAGCGTAGTGGTTGAAGCCCATCACGCGGAATGAGTAGCTCGTACCGGAAAGCGTGTAGCTGATAGTATCGCCGATAGAGATGTGGCGGTTATAAACACTCACCCACACCTCGCTCGTATTGCTGTTGATGGCGGAGTTGTTGGAGATGCCGTTTGCGATCTCGCTGATCTGCGCATCGGTCAAACCGGACAGACCGTTGGTATAAGTAACGCCTGCCTGGGCGGATGTGTACGCCACCGGAAGGAACTGCGCGTTGACCGTCACGGTCTTATCGCTCGGCGTGGTGTAGTTCGTGCAGCCGGTAACGCTGCACGTCACAGTAACCGTTCCGCTTTTGCCATTCTGACTCGTCACCGTCACGGTGTTGCCGCTCTTGGAAACCGTCGCGACGGTCGTGTCGCTGGACTGCACGCTGACCGTACCATCGTGCTCGCCTCCGATCGTAAACGTATCCGTGAGCTTGCTCGCGTTGAGCGTGATCGTGCTCTTGCTCACCGTCAATGTACCAGTCTTCTTCGCGATCGTCACGGTTCCGACACTCACCGCCGCGACGTCGTTGACATTGCTGTCGCCCACAACGCGATAGCTCACGGCGTAATCGCCGGCTGCCGTCTCGGACGGACTGGTAGCCGCCCACGATCCGGAATTGACCTTGTACTGCAGCGTGCCGTAGTTGGTGGAACCGTCCGTGGCGAGAAGCGCGTGCGCGCTGCCGTCGTATGTCGTGTCGCTTGCCTTGGTCGGCGCGGTAACGGTCGGCGTCACTTTACCGATCGTCCAATCCGGCGTCTTGGCGGAGGTCGTGCCGTCAGACCACTTATAGTCGTCCTTCGGCGTAAAGCTCGTGGTGTTGTAGGTGCCGGCGTTCGTCTGCCCGATCTCGGTCTTGGTCATCTTCGTGGCGTCCTCATCCGCCCACATCGGCGTCTGCGAGGTGCCGTCATAGGTCAGCGTCCCGCTCTGGGACGGCACCGTCGCGATGGTGAGTCTGTCAGCCGTGCCGCTCGTGCGGTTCGCGGTGTTGGTGTTGACCGCGCCCTCCGTGCTTGTCGGGAAGAACGTCACATAGTACGTCGTGCCGTTGGTCAGCCCCGTTGCCGTCAGCGGCGTCGAAGCGTAAGCGTTGCGCGTGTTGCTGGTAAAGCTCCACGCCGCGTCGGGGTCGTCCGGATCGGTCGCATAGGAACCGGCCTTGACGACGACCTTCGTGCTGCCCCACGTTGCGAGCGTCACGCCGTCCTGCACGACCGTCGCCGCAGGGTCAGTCCACTCGATCGCGAGCTTGCCGTTGCCGGCCGCGACCGCGCTCATGGAACTCACATTGCCGACCTTGATCGCCTCCGGCATCGCGTTGAACTCGTCGGCGGGATCGTCGGTGTAAGTCCCCGTGGTCGTATACGGGAACAGCTTGTAGTAATAGGTTGTGCCGTCCGTCAGGCCGGAATCGGTAAAATAGGTGTTCTGATAGGCGCTGCGCGTCTTGGAGTCCACCACGACCGTACCATCGCGGCGGCTCACGGGAGCACTGCCCGCCTTGCGGACGAGGATGGTGCCTTTCCACTCGGCAAGCGTCGTGCCGCCGACCACCACGTCTGCTGGGTCAGTCCACTTGACATATACCTTGCCGTGGCTCACCAGCGTCGTGATGCCGGAGCACGGTGCAAGCGTTACGCCGCCTCCGCCGCCGCCAGCGCCGGAAGGGAAATTAGAAGTAATCATATTGCCTGTGCCTCCTTTTTTCTTACGGTTTGGAAAACGAGGTCGATTTTGGAACGCCTCGTTTGGAGCATTTTGGTTTTTCAGGGCTGCGCCGCCGCGCGGCACTTCCGGAAATGTGCCGCCCGTACTGCCGTCAGCCCAGGAGCGTCACGACAAACGGAATGTCCAGATCGGGCATCTCACCGTCCGCCGAGATCGTAAGCTGCCCCGCCGCCTGTCCCGTAACGGCGAGCATTGCTTCCCGCGCGACCTGCCTCTGCTCAAACGTCGCGCTCTGGCTGACGTTGATGTCGCCAGCCTGACCGACCTTGAGACCTGTAACGGAGACAGTCTGCGTAAACGGAGCATCCACGCCGCTCCAAGCGTTCGCGCGCAGAACGCCCGTGACCTGCGTGCTGGAATCCGCCTTTTCGCCGAGCACGCGGTCGATGATCTGCATATTGCTCGTTTCCGCCGTTCCGTTCATTTTTTGCCGCCACGTCAAGAACTTGGTCGTGGCGTCGTCCTCGGTATAAAGCCCGTAGTTTGTGGTTTGACTCATGCTTCACCACCTTCTTCTTTTCAAAAATTATTTCCACCGTGGAGCATCCGCGCCGAAAAGCTCCCGATACAGCGTCGTGATACCCGCACGCTGCTTCCTCGACATCATCTTGGCGTATCGCCCCATCCACGAGCGGAACGCCTGATCGGACTGCTCGCGCGGCATCCGACCATCCCGCACGAGCCTCGCGTGCGCGCGCAGCCGCCGCCTCTCCCGTGTCACGGCTTCGGGACAGATGCGCTTCTGCACACGTCCGCGCTCCTCCAGCCGATAGCGGACTTTGAGGAAGGTGTAGCAGTCGCCCAGCCGCGTGACGTGCGTTTTTCGCTCGTTGACAAAAAGCCCGTCGCGCCTTGCGATCTCAGCGACCATCCCGACCGTATCCTCCAGATACCCGCGCTCGCGATGGATGAGGTACGAATCGTCCATATACCGCCCGTAGCGCCGGAAGCCCCTCACGACCGTAACGAAGTTGTCGATCTCGGTCGGGAAGAACACGCCGATGTTCTGCGACACCTGATCCCCGATGTCCAGCGATTTCGGAAGAAATTTTCCGCCCGTTTTCATATCCTCGGAAACCTCCGCAAGATACCGCACGGAATCGAATTTTTCGTCCAGCGCCGCCGCATACTGCTCGTCCGTCAGATACGAAACGTCCACGCGAAACCCGCGCAAAATCTCCTCCAGAAGCCACATCTCGTCCTCTTCGAGATGTGGAGCGATCTTTTCAAGCACCTTGTCGTGCCGGATGTTGTCGTAATACTTGGAGAAGTCCATAAAACAGACCCATCCGTTGTTGTCACCGTACTCAAGGTAGAAGTTGTGCAGATCGCGTTCAAACGCCTTCCTCGCCGCGTCCACACCCTTGCCTGTCTGCGAGGCGAAGTTGTTGTGGATGATGTACGGCGCGAGCTTCGGCGTGAGCACCGCGTCGCAAAGGGCGTGGCGCACCACGCGGTCGCGCATCCTGCCGCCGTGGACGTGCCGCGTTTTCCCGCGCTCGTTCAAGAGGAAGTCCGAACCCTGCGAGGTCTGATAGGTCTTCTCCGCCAGCTCGTGCCGCAGCCGGTTGATTTCCGAGAGGAAATCCGTCTCGAACCGCTGCGGCTCCTCCTTCCACGGGCTGCTCCGCATCGACGCGCGGAAGGCGTCGTACAGCACGTTCATGTCGCAAATCGTTGACATTTCCTTAACACTCCGCCTCCTGTGGAATATTGCCGTGCTCCCCTCGCGGGGTTAAGACTCGTGCAGGGAGACAGACGCATCCGTTCCCATAAGCCAAACCGGCACGGCGCGGCTCCGCCGTCAGGCGCTTGCATTTACCCCGCGCGGAAAGCGCGGAAGAAGGACATGGCTTCCTTTCGCATCGGGCGTCTTGCCTATCTCACGAGGTCTTATCTGACGCCATCGAAATCCGGACGCACGCCATTAGCGTTGGAAGCGCCGTTGTAGTTCGCATTGCCGTTGCTGTTGACATTAGCGAAATTCGCCGCAGAAACAACGTCGCGCAACCACCAGTTCGAGCGGTCATTCAAGCCATGCCCTATGAAGCGGCTTATTTCAGCCGTTTTCACCGTTTTTCTGTGTGTTCTTCCTGCCCTTCGGCTTCAAAAGCCGGTTGTCCGCCGTCCGCACGCCCTTGTAGAGCGCCACCTGCGCGTCGATCATATCCGCGAATCTCGCATATCGGTTCAGGTCGACGGGCAGCGTGCGGATAATGTAGTGGATCTCCTGCTTGAGCACATAGCATTGCGCGATTGCGGCGTCGATGTGCTTCCGCCGCTCGCGGAACTCGTCCTCCTTGGCGGGCGTCTCGGACGGATAGATCGAATTGCCAAACGTAAACTCGGATTCGATATTGCGAAGAATGGCGAGCACCGCGTCCTTCTCCTTGTCGATGAACCATCGGGTCATCGCGCGGCTTTTCTGCTCCCAGCGCTCGGTCAGCTCATCCACGTTGTCGTTCGCCGCGTGCATGGAGCGATACCGCTCGATCTTCTTCGCGTACTTCTCCTCGGAAAACCCGAAGTTGTAGAACATCAGCTCCGTCACGCTGTCGCGCAGCTTGTAAAAGTGGTGCTGCGCCTCAAATCTGGATTCCTTCCTCCGGCTCAATGGCACGTTTGACACAGCCTCGCCTCCCTTCTGCGGCAATCCCCGCCCATCTGGTGTTGTGCGCTGCGGCAGTCCCAGCTATTCGGATGCTGGGACTCAGCCATGTTTCGCGGTTGCCCCGTCAGGGGCGAGCGAAACGGCGATAAAAACAAGTAATCGACCCCGCCCACAAGGGGCGGGGATTGGAGATTACTTGATAGCGAAAGCCGGACGCACGCCAAGAGCGCCGGAAGCGCCGCGGCAGCCCGCATAGCCGCGGCCGTCGACAAAAGCGAAACACGCCGCAGAAACAACGTCGCGCAACCACCAGGCCGAGCGGTTGCAGATGCGCGTCGGGTCGAGCCGGAACAGCGCAAACTGCGTCGTGTCGATAGTGTAGATGTACGGAATGGTCGTGCCATTGTTGGCGGGCGTAAAGATATACGAGCCGTAGACGTTGATCTCGTTCATCAGGTCAACGGTCGAATCCACCCACGCGCCTGCGGTCGGGATGCCGTTCGAGACCGTATTCGTGAACAGCTCGCGCTTCGAGAGGATATGCGCCGAACCAAACGCGCTGTTGATGGTGGTCTTGGCGTTTGCGAGGTTTGCCGTATACATCTGCGAGCCGATGTAACCGCCCGTCGTGACGTTGGAGTCGTTCATCTTCGCGGTGTAGAGGTTCGTGTCGGGGACGATGACGACGTGGTGCGTCGAGCAGGCGGTATCGCCCTTGCCGTACCAGTAGTCGAAATCCACAATGCGCCAGTTTACGCCGCCGATCGTCCAGTAGTCGCCGATGTAGAGGTCGTCAAACGTACCCGCACTGATAGCCGCGTACTGCTCCGCCGTAACGGACGAGCCGAGGTACTTACCGCGATAGATGTTCGCGTGCATACGCGCCGCGCCGAGAACAGCCGTGCTCGGCAGAGCTTGGATCGCGTTGTACACCGCGTTCGAGGTGGCCGGCCGCATATTGCCGTCTGTTATGGAATCAACAGGGGTCAAATCGTGCCATTCGCCCCACACACGCGGAGAAACGGTCGCCAATGACCTCATAATAAGGTTTCCGCCAGACCCTTTGAGAATGTATTGCTGTTCATTATTGCCGCCTGCCGCGCCGCGAACATGGAACATGATGCAGTAACCGATGTTATCGGGTACGTTTGCGGGTAAAGAATTGCTCGCCCACGCATAAACGCCGACCGTATTAAGCGCGTCAATATCGTCTGCGGATGTCAGAATAGTTGCCATACCGCTCAATTTCACGGTATCAAGCGCACTCAAAGCACCCTCAACCGTGGACGCACCCGCAATAGCCGTTGCAAGGGCTTTCGTCTGATAGTCGTGCAGGTCAAAGGCGTTTCCCATCAGATTGAACAGATAGGTGTTTGCTCCCGCCTTGATGATACCCACGTTGTCGCCGATGTTGATGGTCTGTCCGGCACCCTGCAAAAACAGCGCGGTTGTCGTGCCGCTGTCGGTCATCTGATACACGTTGCCGACATTCGCTTCGATAAGCAAGGCGGAAGTCAGGCTGGCGCATGCAAGGTCGCCACGCGGCGTGTAGATGCTCGACAGGGCGTTGTTGATGGCAGAATAGACCGCGATACTCTCCACAAGGTCATGGCTGTTCGGTTGAACATGGTCGGTGGAGTTTTTAGCCGCCGCTGTGCCGAGCGTCGGCTTGTTCTGGATGTAGGAATCCGCCGCATCGTCGTCCTCCTCCCAATCCGCCTGCACGTTCTTCTGCGCCTCCGCCTCGATGTCGCCGAGCTTGTTTTTCTCAGCCGTTGTGAAATCCTCGGTGGAAAGCCCCTTGCCGCTGACCTTATCGACCTTGCCGTTGTCCAGCTCATTGATTGCCTCGACCGCGCTGGATTTGTTGGTCGTCGTCAACTGAGAGACGTCGCCAAGGTCGGCGGCACTCGCCCAGCTCCCGCCGCCACCAGCGGCGCTTCCTTGCGGGAAGATGATAACGGCGATTGGAATATCGACGCTCGGCACGTCGCCCATCGCGGTGATGGTAACACTGTCCGTACCCTGAGCGGAAACGCGCAAAGCCGCGTCGCACGCCGCCTCGTATGCCGCCGTCGTAATGTCCTGCGTAAGTCCCGCCGTACCGTTGGTAGCGGAGTCGACGCCGCTAACCGTCACGGTCTGCTCGTTGCCAGTCCAACCGGATGAAAGCAGCGTCGCGAGCACAACGGAGGAATCGCCCACAAGAAGCGTCTGCCAGTCATCGTTCGCGTCAAGATACGAGAGAACGCCGGTCGCAGCGTTGTACTTCAAACCGTGGACGCCGTTCGTGGAAAGAATCGTCTGCTCGATGTGCTCGCTTGCGCTCTCACCATCCGCCCAGAAGTGCCACTCGCCGCCGATATAGCGCCAGAGCTTCGTATCCTCGCGGACAAAATAGAACTTGTCGAGCGGCGAGACGATGGCCTCACGCGCCTCTTCGGTTTCGATTTCCTCGATGTCGCCAAGGAAAAGCCGCGTACCGCCGAAGTCGTAGCAAAGCTGCTTCGTATCGGTCAGAATGAGGAACAAACCGTTGTCGATCGGGACAGTAGTGTAGTTTTTTGCCTTGCTTTTGGTCGCCGTAGCGAAATGCGCAAAAGTATTCGGCATAGTCTTCTACCCCCTTTTCTTTGAATGGTTAAAAAATAGGGGAGCTATGAGATTTCACAGCTCCCCTTTGGATTACGCTCGCGGCGGCTTAGAAGCTGCCGACGAGGATAGCGTCGTAGGCGATGTCAAGGTGCTCCTTGTCCACGCCGCTCATCGCGCCGTTCTTCGCGGCGACCGCCTCGGCGACATAGTAGCCGGTAGCGGGGTCGCCGACGTTGGGCTGCGGGTCGGCAACCGTGCCAACATCGTCGGAGTAGTAGGTCACGCCGGACTGCACATCGCCCGTCGCTGCGACATACTGCGTGGTCGCAGCCGCCGCCATGCCGAGCTTGAGTCCGTCCGTATCAACGGCAAGACCGTTGGCGTGCGCAGAGTCGATCTTGATGGAGATTTCGTCGTTGTCCGTGCCGACGATCTCAATGCCGACGCCGGCCTTGAGCGCGATGCCGAGATCCTTGACGTTCAGATAGATGTGGCTCTCGGTGCTGCCGTCCACGACGTAGTACGCGGAAACGTCGGTCACGCCCTCCTCAAAGCCGGTGGTGTCGACGAGCAGCGTACCGGCCTCGTCCTGATAGTAGATCGTGCCGGCGACGTAGGTGCCGGTCGCCTTGATAAGCGTGCGAGTGTTGACGGTGAAGTCGATGTACTGGTCGCCCTCGGCGAAGCGATCGTCATTCTCGAACTTACCGCCCGCCGCCTTGTCAGCAGCCGTCACGACGTCGAGCTTGGCGTCCTTGAGCAGGAAGTCCTTCGGAATGTCGATGACGCAGTTCTTGGTCGGGTCGGTCGTCGGAACCTGAACGCCGCCCTGGAAGAGCGCGTAGGTCGCGAACGCGCCGCTCGTCGGCGTGGAGAGCTTGCGGATCTGATAGGTCATGCTCTCAGTGGAGGCGATGACGCAAACCCAGTCGCCGGGATCGCCGAGCGTCACGTCGAAGTTGCGCACCCAGCCGGAGTTGTCGGCAAGGTCGAAGTAGACGACGCCCTTCGCGGTCAGCGCGTCACTCGCGGGCAGGTCGCGCGCGGTGCCGAGGTCTGCGGAGGTAAACAGCCGCACAGCCTCCGTATAGAGGTTCATGCCGAAGTACAGCTCGCGGGTATCGGTGCAGAGATAGAAAGAGTCGGCGTTGCGGGAGACGGGCAGGTTCGCCTTCAAACCTTTGTAAACGAGTTTAGCCATAGTAGTATCATCCTTTCTCATATTTTATTTTTCCGCCAGCAGGCGGAAATGAACTTGATTTGAAATTTCCGACGACATGCGCGGCGGAAATTTCTCTTTGCGCGAAGTGGAAACAGCCGAAGCGCCGCCAGTGGCGGTGCAAGCGAGGCTGTTTCGAGGCAGCGCCCCGCTTGCTGCGACCAAAGGGAAGCGGGAAGCGGCTGGCGCAACGGTGATAGGTGCGCCGTCAGGCGTGCGCGCAGCGCAGCGAAATCCCCTCGTTTGAAAGCCCAGCGAAGCAGGTTTCAAACGAAGCGCTCTTAGTCGCCGAAGTTGCCGACGAGCGCGTCGGTAATGTCATCGGTGGATGCAAGCTCGCCCTCCTCGATGTCCGCTGCGGTTCCGCCCGCAACGACGGAGAACGTATAGATCTTGCCGGCCGTAACCCAAGTGAGGTGGCTGCCGGATGCGTCGTTCTTCACATAGAAGAGGTCGTCCTTCTCGGTCGTGCGCTCCGCGTCGTCTGCGGTCATCTTCCATGTGCCGTCGATGTTGTAGACGCCGGTGGAGAGACCGGAAATGACGATGCCGCTGCCAGCGAGGTTGGTCACGGGGCGGTTGGTGAGGTCGTTGTAGTTGGTCGTGCCGCTGCCACCACCGCCGCCGGAGCCATTGTTGGGGAAAAAGCTCTGGTCTGCCATCGCTTCTCACCTCCTCAGAACATATAGTAGATGTTGACGTCGACCGCGCTCTCAAACACGAGCGAAACGATGTCGATTTGGTTCATACCCAGCTCAAAAACGCCGGTAAAAATCGGGATTTTCTTCCCGTTGATGGAAACCACAGTACCAGCGGGACAGGATATGCCGAACTTCTTGAGCACGAGGTCGCCGTAGTTGAGGATGCTGTTGGGATTGTCGGCGATCTCGTTTGCCTTGAAGATGTCAAGCATATTGACGTTTGGCGTTACTGTCCCGTTGAAACTGCCAAGATGTGCCTGCGACATGGGTGTCTTCCTCCTCTCTTAGGAAAGAGTCACATAGTAAAGCTCGTCGAGCGTGAGGTCGTCAATGTCGTCGAGCGTGAGGTCGTCGACCTCATTCAAGCGGCGCGGCCTGCGCAAAACAGCGCTCGCGGCGGAGGAAAGCTCCACCGCGCTCGCGGCGTCAATATATCGGTACAGCTTCTCCGTTGCTTCCGCCGTAATACGCAATGCACTCGCCATAGCAACAAACTTCTCAGCCGTCGTACCTGTCACGCGCGCGCCTATGTTGATGATGTTCTCGCCGCGACCGAGCGAATAGTGAAGCTCCGTACCAAGCAAGATCTGCGCAATGCCGATGGCGCTCGTTCCCACGTTGTAAACGCGCCGGCAGAGGCCAACCAACTCGGCGTTCACGCTCAGCCCAAGATCAGCGGCCAGATACGACGCCTTCTTGGTCTCCAGCTCGTCTGCGGCAAGCAAAATACCGCTGTCCGTGCGCAAATGCTTCCACTGCGCCAGCTCCGCCTCCGCCGAAAGCACGATGCCGCTCCGCATCTCGCTGAACGAATGCGCCAACGACACCAGAAGCGGTTCCGCCGCGAGAATGATGGCATCCTCCGCATCTGTAAAACTCTGCGCGAGAAGCGAAACGTCCTCAGTGCTCAGTTCGATTGTGCTTGCCTCAATATCTGCTGGCTTGACGGCGCTGAACGAAGCCTCTGCGTCCAGCTTTACACCGGCGCGCAAAAGCTCGTAGCACCGTTTGATCATCTCGTCGATGTGCGCGGTCAGTACGCTCCCCGTCCGCACGGCGATGAACTTCTGCAAAAGATAGCTCTGCAGCACGCTGTTGATGATAAGTCGGTCATAGACGCTCAGGGTGTCACGATACTGCAGGCTGTTGATGAAAAGGTCGCACTCCGTTACGCGACGGTTGAGATAGACGTCAAATACCTTCGCCATGCGGCCGCCTCCTTGTTACGTCGGGTTCTGCGCGCTCAGGTTCAGATAGCCTTCCTTGATGGTCATAATCGTCGCCGCCTCAACGCTTCTCGGCGTAGAAAGCGCGCCGTACATCAAAAGGTTGCCACCGCCGACCGTATCCGTGTCGAAGATAACGAAATGCGTGATCGTACCCCACGACGCGGTGGATTCGTTGAAGTTGATCGCCTGCTCGTTCGTCACGACGCCGCCGCTCGGCTGGCTCAGGCTCGTCAGCTCAACGCGCGCATAGCCAGCGCCCGCGTTCGGCTCGGTCACGTTCGTGCCGTTGATGGTCGGAGCCGTCGTGGAAAGCCCGATGTAATACTTCGTCGGGATCGCCGGATTGGTCTTCGTGCCAAACACGTTACCGGCAACGATGTCCAAAAAACGTGTAGTGTTCATGCCATTTTGCCTCCTTATGCTTACTTTTTGGCGCGAAAAAGCCCCGTCTTACGACGAGGCGATCGCACTCTTATTGATGTTGTTGCTGATAAACAAAACCCCCTGTTTGGGGATCTCCGTCTCTCCGCTCATGTCGCGGAGCGTGATCTGATAGATGTACTTACCACTCAAATTGACGGACTCGCTCGGCGCGATTGTTACCCGCAGCACGTTAAGCACTGTCCCGTGTTCGTCGTAACCAGCCGTCATCGGCTTGGACAGAATCGGCGCGCCCGTCTTGTTGAGGCTGCTCACAATCGCGAAATTTGCGGTCGCGCCCGCCATGCCGAACGGCTTGTCCTTCGAGTGGAAGTATACGTTGAACACAAGCTCCTGCGTCTCTCCACCAACAAACTCGATTGTCGGCAGCGAGTGTGGATTGCAGCCGCAGCTTGTCATAGCCGCTCACCGTCCTTTCTGAATGTTACGCCTCCGCATCGCCGTCGTTTTTCTTTTCCGGCTCAGAAAACTCGGCGTTTTGGAGCATCGCGCCGATCTGGTGCAGTACTCGCAGGCTGCCCGCGAGATTGGCAAGATTCTCCTCCCCACACACTGATACATTGTTCAGCGCGCCGATTACGGCGTCAATGTTCTGCAAAATCTGTTCTTTCATAGTTATCCCTTTCTTATAAACTGTTGATCCAGTTGTTGATTTGTGTTGTGATTTGCGTGAAATAGTAGCCGTATACCTTGTCTCCTCTTGAGACGGGACTCCATTGGTCATAGGTGTTGTGCCTCAAGCTGTTAAATCTCGTCGCGGTCAGTATCTTGTCGCTTCCGCTCATACACGTGTTGTTGTAACTCGCATATGTGGTATTCCACGGGAATCCGGCCGCCTCACGGACAGATTTGACTTTGGCGCAAAGATCGTTCCACACAAGATAGGAGAAATCAGACACCTTACCTTTCCCGGTCACGGCGCTGTAGGCGTTGCTCGTCTGCATTGCCGTCGCTCTGCCGTTCGATGACGACCAGCTCCACTTTTCCAGCGACGACATATTGACGCTTGTTGTGTACTCATCGGAATACCCATTTCCGTTTGTAATAACCAGCTTGACGGAGTAATAGCCGAAGTAATCAAACGTGATCGTACAGCTCCCGCTGCCGCGCGCGCTCCCGCTCGCCTTTGTCCACCATTCGCCGCTCGTGTCCGGCGACTTGATTTCATAGGTTGCGCCGCTGTCAAGCCCCGATACGCTCCACGAGCAATACGCCGTCTTTTTGCCGATGCCGGTCTGCGATACGATGAAAGAGGAAATGGACGGGATGGACGGCGCGGTATAGTTGCCTCGATCCGTTACGGCGGTCGTCCATTCCGTCGCGTCCGCGTTCTTGTATTGCAGCTCGAATGTGTATCCGTATACGTTGCCGGAGGATACGGAGATCGTCACGTCGATTGAGCCGGATGTTCCATAGATTGCTTGGCTGCCATAGCTGCTGCCAACGGAATAAAGGATGCGCCGCGAGCCGGTGTACCCCTCCTGCAAACCGGAATAATGGCAGGTAAAGGTGGCGCGTCCGCCGCTGTACGAAATCTCTGTATACAAACTTGCCATCTACGCCGCCTCCTTAGCCAAACCTTGCCGTAACATCAATACCTTCCGTACCTCCATAGAATACAACCTTATCTTGGAACCTTACTTGCCCTCGTACATAAGTATCATTAAAGTTCCATGTGGCATCTCCGACAGAAGTATAATTATCACCACCAGAAATCTCTACCATTGGCTGTCCATAATCTGGCACAATATAGTATTCAACTTTGAATCTTGTTTGTAACTGACGAAATGTATCGTATCCTTTTATTACAAACCCACCCATTGTGTTATCTGAATATCTTGGCGTAACTGTAAACACATTCGCGTAAATATTCGGCGAATAAATTGACGTCCCACTGATGAACGTTCCGCCATCATACGTTCCGTTCGCGATCTGCTTTGCGATCTTCTCCGCGTTCGTACCCGCGCTTTTCGCACTCGCGATGTCGTCGTCAAGCGCTTGGTGATCCGTAACGTTGTCCCACGAAATATATGCGTTCGGCCCCATCGTGACGTTGCTGCCGACGACCAGATTCTTAATGGTGACTTTTTTCGCGTCGATCGTCCCTGCCGTGATCTTGTTCGCGGTTAGGCTGTCGATGTAGTCGTCCTTCCACTTACCGTTTTGCATCATCAGGTTGCCATCTGCATCACGGAACGTAGCGCCATGTACCGTGCCTTTGAACGTACCACTGTTCGCAGTCAGATTGCCGCTGGAATCCACATTGAAGTTATACGTCCCGTCGCTCCGCTTGCCGATGTGCAGCTCGCCACCGTAGAGCTTCAAGCCGCTCACCGTACCAGCCGCGATCGCCTCGGCGACGATGCCGTTGTGGTTGATGGCGGTCGTCCATGTCCATGCGCTCGAAGTACCCGGATCGGATGTCTTGCTTCCCGTTCCGAACAAAATGCCGTTTTCGTTCATCCATACGGCTCTGGTGGTAGTCTCCTTGGTCGAACCGTCCATCAGCCAGATGCCGTCGCTGTCAAAGAGCACATTACCGCTCGAAGACTTCATCTGCGCCATCTGCGCGGAAATAACGCCCTTGAGCTTCGTGGAGTCCAGATACCCGCTGTTGTAGAACTCGCGGATCGTGTCCTCCGTCTCCTCGATCGTATCCCTGACGCTTCCGATCTGATCGTCCGTGTAATCCTTGATGTCGTCAAACTCACTGTCGAGCGACTTGTTGGAATCGTTCGTGATGTAAAACTTCATCGAATTGATATACACGCCGTTGTTGTCCACCTTGAAATGCCCCTTGCTCGTGGTGATGTTAAGTTCCGTACCGACAACGAGATTGCCGGCGATCACCTCAGCATTCACGCCAAAGTAGTTTGTCCCACTCGCGTTCTGGAAGTAGCCGATGGCGAGCTTCGCGCTCTGCCAGCCGTCGTCCGTGATAGCGAGCATATCATTGACAATGCGCATCTGGCGTGGATTGGACGCCTCGCCGATCTGGATGCCGGCCTGGTCGATCACAACGCTCTGGTTTGCAGCCGACTTGATGCGGTTCGCCGCAAAGTCCAAAGACTCGCGAATAAACTTCGCCGCGTCCGTCGCCTCGCTCGCCGCCGTGTTGTAGGTATGCTTGCTCAGATCGAGGCTGCGGCTCGTGGAGTACGACTGCTCGATCATGTCGCGAAGCGTCTGCACCATGTCCCTGCGCTTGAAGCGGTTGGAGAACAGAATCGAAAACTCGTCCGCCCTCTCGAAGTTCAGGTCGATCTCGACCAAATACGATGTGATGACCTTCTCATGCGGCAGACTCAAGTAGATGCCCTTGCCAAGCTCCAAGTCGTTCCGAAACGGTGCGAACTCCCGCGCGAACAGAAAATTACCGCTTTGCACCGTAAACTGATACGTCGGCACGGCAAAATCATCCAACAGCTCCACGGCATAACGATAAAGCTCCTCCTCCACCGCCCAGCGCTGAAACTCGCCCGCGCTCGCGCTGAGATACAGGCTCGTGCTTCTCGTGCGGAAGCTGAGGCGCGTCCCACCATAGGTGGTCACGCCATTGACGTTTCGTGTGGAAATATTGCTCGAAACACCGCCGTTCATCGCACCTGCAACAGTGATGATACCGGACTCGGACGAGGCGTTTCCAACCGTGATTTTGCCTGTGTATAGTGTGAGCGTGAACGTATTGTCGTTGTCGACTTCCAACGTTCCGCGAATGATGTCAGCCACCACGTTCGACACCGCGACCGTACCGCCCGTAATAGAATACATCGTACAAGGGTATCCGGTCGTCAGCGTCACGCGCGAGATAGCAGCGTCCGTAATCGAAACAGTCGCACCGGAAAGTGCGTGTACCTCTGGCGTCATGTCCGTCGCGATGTCCGACACGACGAAGGTATCGTCGGTCACGTCCTGCTGAATGATGTAGGGCAAAAGCCTTTTGTACTCGTCATCCGTAAACGCCGCACGCAGGGAAAGTCCAAGCGTAGAGCCGCTTCCGTTCACCATCGCGTCGATTGCCGTCTGGATACGTGCCTTGTTCGCGAGCACCGCGTCAATGACGCCCTGCTGCGTCTGCATCTGCGCGCGCTTGGCACTGACCTGATTGGCGAGCGAAGGCAGCGCGCTCGCGTGTTGACCCTGAATCGCCGCGTTCTGCTGCGTGAGCAGCCCGTCCAGCTCCAGTTGTAAAGCATTGTACTTCGCCGTCTCGACATAGTACCGCGACCACATCGAAGCACGCGCCGCCGTCAACGCGCTGTAATACGCCTTGTTGTTCAAAAGTCGCTTCTGCCACGCGGTAAACTTCTCAGCAAGCGCACCGCTCAAATCGCCGCGCGCGATAAATCCTGACAAGTCATACACCCAATCGTCGCCGGTCGGATTGACGTCGTGGATGGAAAGCTCATCCGCTCCATACGGACGAATCGCCGTACGAAGCTCGTCGGAAAGCTCCTCGACGTCCGCCTCCTTCAAGAGATTGTCAAATCCCAGATAGATCGGAAGCGACGGACGTTCCTCGTCCGCGTCATACACGCTGATGGTCTTCCCCGGCTTTTCAGGCGTCCCATAGGGATCAAACACAAACACACAGCGATATTTCTGCATGGCGTTGTTCATCATAAAATCGTACAATTCACCGTCGAACTGCTCAAATGCGCCGTACTTGGATGTGATCGCACTCGACACATAACCGATGTTCCACGTCGGGTCGATTTCCAGAACGCGCCCGATGATGGTGCTCGTATCCCGCACATTCGTGATATTGCAGAACTTATAAACGCCCTCTTCCAAAAAGAACTTCTTGGTGCCAAGCAGCACCTCCAGCGACTTCGCCGTAACGTGCTTGACGTCCTTCACACCATCACTCGTCACCTTCGGCTTTTCGGTCACATAGATACCGTAAGACTTGGTGTAGATCATCTTGTAGGCCGTGACAGACTCATAAAGCGGATTCACTGTGCCGTCGTCCAGCGCGGATGGAATGTCAAACTCCATCTCGCTCTGTTCCACAAACTTGATTTTGAACGTCAGGTTGTGAACGCCAGGAATCGTGCCGAGCGCATCTCCGCCGAGCGTCTGCAAAAGAAGCTCCGGCTGTTCATATCCGCCGCCGTTCATCGGCAGCTTGGAAAAATCAAGAATCATACCGTCGCCTCCTTACCCTGCCACGTTGTAGAGGAAGCGTCCGGAAATCTCCAGCGTCCCGCTTCCCGTCACGGCGAGCAGATTGTCGCCCTGCACCGCGCGAAAGAAATTCATGTTGAAGCCCGCGTAGTAGTTGTGCGCCTCCGCGCCGCGAATAATGCCGTTCTGATTGTCGATTGTCACGTCGCTCACGCTGTTCGGAAGGCCGCTCAGACGGAACTCCCGCCCGTCATCACTCTCATTGACGATGGAAAGCGCCCCACCACCAGACGACGGTGTAAACACGAGCTTTGGGCGCAGATACTCGCGGCACGAACCTTCGTTGCGGAAGTTGATGCGCGTTTCCCCGTTCACGCGGTAGGTATAGGAAAATGGATAGCCGTAGGCATACGGGCAGTCACACCGCACCGTCGCCTCAAACGCCACCGGCGACCACGCCACATGGATCGGCGTGAGCTTGGTAACGATACACCGAAACATGCAGTGCTCCAAGTCGGGCTGTACGATGGTCAGCCACTTGTAATCGCGGTGTCCCGTCAGCCACAGCGACACCTCCTGCATCTCATAGCGGTCGAGCATTTTGGTGTCGTATGTGCCGAACACCAGCGTAAACTCCAGCGGAGAAGCGTTGTAGTTCACGCCATAATGGATCGGCGTTACCCGCGTGTTGCTCCGCGTTTCGATGATGCTCGCCTTGTTGCCGAAGCTCACGGGACTTTGCTTCTTATCTCCGAGATCGAACATGTGCAGCCCGTACATCTCGCTGGAAATCCCGTCAAATGTAAATTCATAACTTTTGAACACGTTCCCGCTCCTCCTCTCTCAAAGAATATAGAGAGGGGAGGCTTTTCGCCTCCCCTTAAAATAGGTTCTGCTTATGCAGGTCGAGGTGCTTCAAGACCTCGTTCGCCTGCTCGCGGCTGATCTCCTGATGCTGCCGCACCGTCTCGGCGTTCCCGCCGTTGATGATCGTATCGCCGAACGTCACGGTCACGCTGCGGTTATTGTTCACGCTCGAAAGCGCTCCGCCGCCTGTACCGCCAAAGATCTGCTCTCGTACCGCGCTCGGAAGGGACGCCGCCGTGCCCCGCAGCTTACCCATGCGCTCCAAAAGCCCCGTCAGCTTCTCCGCCATATCCTCGGTCAGTACCCACTCGTGATTCTTGAGAAGCGCGAACTGCTCGTTCTCACGGATGCCTCCGCCGCCGACGATGCCGCCCTGATGGTACACGTCGTAAAGCAGCTTGCCGACGTTGGACGGATTCAGCTCATCGCGCGTGATCCGCCAGTAACCGTCCTTATTGTATTCCGCGTGGACGCCGTACTGGTCGAGCTGCGCCGCAAGCTGCGCCGCCTTCGTATGAAGCGCCTCGTTGGTCGCATCGCTGTTGTCGCGGCTCCACTGAGCCGAAAGCCCTTTCATCTGCGCAACGATATTGCGCACGGCATTTGCGCTTCCGCGATTGTTCGTATAGCCGGTGTCACTCGGAAACTCCGCCTGTCCTACCGTATCATTGTGCGTCGTACCGCCCGCCGCCGAAATATCGGCGTCGATGCTCGAAAGGGCGGAAACATAGTCGCCGTAGCGCTGCGCCGCCGCAAGACAGTTTTCCCACGCGCTCGTGATCTCACTGTTGAGCACCGATCCATATTCGGTGTTGTACGAAATCAACTCGTCGTAAAGAGTCTCCCAATGGCTTTGGATATACTCGATCGCCATGTCGTAGAGCTTCTGATAGGACGAAATCGTATCCTCAAGGATCTTGATTTCCCTGTCCTTCTCTTCCTCATACGCCTTCTGCTGCTCGTCCAGCGCGTCCTCCGTCGCCTCGATCTGGTGCTCGCGCTGCTGATCCCCGATCTCATCCTGCAGCTCAGCAAGCTCCTCTTCGAGCTTGAGGCGCTTCGCCGTCGCGTCGCGACTCGTGTCGAGCCGAAGCGCGTCGATCTGTGCCTGCAGCTTCGCCGCCTCTTTGAGCTTGGAGTTGAGCGACTTATGATAGTCGTCCTGCTTCTTGGTCTGGCGCAGCATCTCCTTCTGCTCACTGATGATGTCGGCATACGCCTTCTTCATGTCTTCGAGCTGCTGGATCTGTTCCTGGATGCGATGCTTGAGCATTTCCATGACGTATTTTAGAATATCGTCAAGCCCGCTCTTCATCTTCTCCAGCTCCTCACGGCTCTCGCCGGCGACCTTGCCGATGCTCTGCACCGCCGTGAAAGCCAGCGACCGGAGCGCGTTGATGTTGTGCAGCGCCGCACGGTACTGCTCCTCGTCCAAATCCAAAAGCGCGAGGTTGGCATACACCAGATCCCACGTCGATTTCGCCGCCTCGCTCGTCGCGAAAAGCAGATTGTTCAGCGTGGCCTCGTCCTTCTCCTGCAAGGCGATGCGCAGCTTTTCGATGTAGGCAAGCGCCTGCTCGATTGCAAGCTCCTCGGTCTTCGCCGCCATGATCTTCTCGATCTTCTCATCCGTAATGGTGAGAAGCCCGTTCTGGTCGCGAAGGAACTGCATATACTGCGCGCCGAGCTGGATAATGCTCTGGAACGTGTCGATGGAGATAAAGCCGCCGTTTTCGGCAAACTCATTCGCCGCCTGATGGAACTTGTCGTATACATCCTGAATTTTGTCCACGCCGTCATGCGCCGCCTGCACGATCTTATCCCACGCCTCGGCGGTGATGGAAAGCCGCTTTTTCTCATAGTCCCACCAAAGATCGCTGAGCTTGCTCACCTCGTCGCTCTCGTCGCTGTAGCCCTTGGAGCGATAGTACGCCGCCTCCGCCGCGATATTCTCCTGCATCTTGCTGTAGTAGTCCGCAATATTGTCGGTATACTCGCGCACCTTGGCGTAGTCCATGTCGCCGACCGCGTTGTCCAGCCAGTTTTCCGTCAACGTGATCTTGTTCTCGTAGAGCTTGGTAAGGCTCTCGAACTTGTCGATCACGTTCTGGATTTTGTCCGCCTCGCGATCCCACCAGTCGCCGGACGTCCCCTCGTTGGATTCGTTCCATTTCTCGGTGGTCTCGATCAGCTTTTCGGTCGCCTTGATCAGCTCGTTCGTCGATGCCTTGTCCTTGGCGTTCAGCTCGTTGATGTGATCCAGATTTTCGATCCAGAGCTTGTTATGCACATCGTCGTAAGAGACGTCAAAGCCCATACCGGCCAGCTTCTCGATGTTTTCATGGATTGCCGCGGCGCGCTCCTCATTGAGCGCGTGCATCGCAGCCTGCTCGTCCTCAAGCGCCTTCGTCAGCTTCTCACGAAGCGCGATTTCATCGCCGATGGAATGCGTGCGCGCAAGCTGCGCCTCGATCTGCTCGCGCTCCTTCTGTGCCTCGTCGAGCCTGTGCAGCGCCTCGCGGAAACGGTCAATCTCCACGGTATAGGCTTCAATATCCTTTGCCGAGCTTCCATTACTGCCGCTTCCGCCCGCCTTCGGCACGCTAACCGTCACCTCCGGCAGCTCAACGGTAACATCGTCCGTGAAGCCCTCCAGAAGCATATCCTGATAGCGCTTCATCGCCATACCGTACTGCGTGGTCGCCTTCATGCCGGGGCTTGCGCTCGCTTCGAGCTTCTGCATCTGCGCGAGAATTTGCATCCGCTTTCCGGCAATGCCTGCCGCGTTCGCCATCTGAATGAGTGTCGCAATCGTTCCGGCATTCGCGGTCGCAAAATCGGTCGTCGCGATCTTCGCCTCAAGCTGCTTCTTGCGCAGCGCTTCGATTGCGGTGATGTCCGCGTTGGTCGCGCCGATCTCACGCAGCTTTTGCTCGACAACGCTCCACTCGGCGTCCGCCAAGCCAAGCGCCGCAACCTTCGCCTCCAGCCGCACGAGCCGTAGGCGGGATTCGACCACCTCGTCCGCGTTCGTCACGCCGATCTTTTCGAGCATGGTCTTCACCAGCTCCGCGTTGCCCTCGCGCAGCATATCGAGCACCGTCGTCGAGTTCATAAACTCGCTTGCGAGGTCGTTCGCCGCCTGTTGCGCCTGTTCCATCGAAGAGGC